GGGGCTACCGCTCCGGGTGACGAGCGGCGGTGCCTCGACCGTGACGGGGGTCGTGTTGCCCACGAACCCGTCGAGCTCGACCCCGCTCGGGATGTCCGCCTCGTGGGGCTCGGTCTGCTTCGGCTCGGGCTGGTGAGGCAGCAGCAGATCTTCCACGTCGACGGGCGCATCCGTTTCGAGCGTCACGAGATCGAGGCTCATGCGCAGATCTTCCCAGTGCTCGGCGATGCTCTTCCACATGATGCCGACCTTGTCGCCCGTGGCGAGCAGCTCGGCGAGGGTCGTCAGCGTCGCGAGCCTGCCGTGCGGCTCGATCTCGAGCGCGATGAGATCGCGTGCGCGCTTCGGGCCGACCCCGGGCACGCCCGGCACGTTGTCGCTCGAGTCGCCCATGAGCGCCTGGTAGAGCGGCATCGAGGTGGGCCACACGCCAAACTTCTTCTTGACCCCGGCGACGTCGCGCCGCTCGGCGGGCGTATTGCCGAACGACGGGATGAACTGCACGACCCGCTCGGTGACGCACTGGGCCGCGTCCTTGTCGGGGCACACGATGCGCACGTCGGCACACCACTCGGCGTAGGCTTTTGCAAGGGTCGCGATGATGTCGTCCGCCTCGTAGCCCACGGCGTGCGCCGTACGGAAGCCACGGCGGCGCAGTTCCTTGACGAGCGAGCGGAGCTGCATGCGCTCCTCGGGCGGCTTCTCTTCCCGGTTGGCTTTATACTGCTCGAACTTGTCGCGCCGGCGGTAGGGCGGGGCGTCGAGCGCGATGATGGTGTGCGAGACATCGCCGCGGATGGCCTCGCACTCCTCGAGCGTGCGCAGCGCCGCCGCGTTGGGCGAGGCGCCAACGCCGGCGCCGCGGTAGTTACGCGTGAACAGGTAGCTGAGATCGACGAGCGCGAGGCTCGCGTAGTCATGGGTCGTCATGCTGCGGTCGGTCATTGGTTTGCGGCTTTCTGGACGGGGACGGGTCCGTAGACGATGGGGTGGGGCGAAGCGATGTGGAGCACCTCGGCTTCGCGTAGGTTGCGGTAGGGGCGGAAGAGCTGGTTGTGGGGGTCGCCGCTCGTGAGCGCATACCCCTCGTGAAACGGCACGACATAGTCGGCGAGGGTGGACGGCACGGGAGTGGCAGTGATGCCGCGCTCCTCGGCCTTTTCGAGGAAGTCATTGAGCGCGACCTCGGGCAGCTCGCCCCGGCCTTGCAGGCGCTCGTGCTCTTGCTCGCCGTCCGGATCGAGGCAGTGCTCGCAGTGGACGAGGAAGGCGTCGTGCCCGTCGGATAGGACGAGGCTCCGACCGCAGTGGGGGCAGAGAGTGAATAACGAGATGCTCATGCGGCTCCTTTCGGGGGCTCGGTGGTGGACGACCGGCGCACGCGGTCGAGCATGATGGCGGGCTTGGCTGCCCAGTTGACGATGCGCAGGTTGTGGCGCTGGGCGACGTCGCGCCGGGCGGCGTCGAGCTGGCCTCGGAACGAGCGGATGAGTTCCGACTCCTGTCCGCACGAGCGGAGCAGGTCATCGGCGTGCTCGAGCAGGTAGTCGAGCACGCGCCGGGGCGACTCGATGCGGAGCTCGAAGCGGAGCTGTTCGAGCTTCCGCTGAAACTTCTCCCGAGCGAGGTGCTCGGCATACAGGCGTGGGTTCTGCTTGGACATGGTTCCCTCTCTCATTGGTGACAGTGTCACTCAGACAGTTGACACGGTCAAGGTGTGAATTGCGTTCAGCGCTTCCCTGGAACGAAGCGGTTCAGGGCGGGGCGGCTGTTGTGCTGCGCGGGCGAACACGCATAGATGCTGAAAGGATTGTGCGGCGCCCCCGGTTGCCACTCCGGCGGCCAGTACTCGGGGGCCCCCGGCCAGGGGTCGAGGATCTCGCAGAGCGTCGCCTCGAACGGCCCCCGCGCGTCCTCGAGGAGGCGAACGCGTGGGGGCTTGGCACGGAGCTCGGCGGGCCAGCTGCAGCCGTGCAGCTCGATGATCCGGACGTCCCCCTTCTTCGAGCGGTGGTGGCTCTCCTGGGGGATGCTCGGCTGGACGAGGATCGTTTTCACTGGCCGCCCTTGGGCTTGGGCAAGACGGCTACGCCGGGCAGGGCGATCACGCAGCGGGGGCAGCCCATGTAGGGCTCGCCGTGATTGTCGATGGCCGGCACCACGGGCCTGCCGCAGTTGAAGCAGGCGTTCGGCGGGAACCCCGGCCCCCGCTTCTTGTAGGAGCGCTTTTTCTTGGGGGGCTCAGTCATTGCTTGCCCCGCTTCATGAAGGCCTCGAGCACGAGGCAGGCGAGTTCCTCGTCGTTGAGCACCACGGCGGCGGCGATGGCCTTGATGCGCGTGCCGGTGGCGTGCGGGGCGAGCAGCTCGGCCACCTTCGTCGCCGTCTCGGGCGTGTCGAACTTCGGGATCACGCGGCCCCCTTGCGGTCACGCGCCGCCTTGACCAGCCGCTCCTGGAGGATCTCCCGGGCACGCCCCGCGCCGAGCTTGTCGACGAGGCCCTCGTCGGCGATGGTCCGGAGCAGGGGGCGGAGGTCGACCCCGTGCTTCTGCGCGTAGGCCTCCTGGGCGCCGCTCGGCTCGAGGGGCGGGGCCTGCCCGTAGGCGCGCCCGGAACGCGCCTGAGGGGCAGCCAGGGCCTTCTGGCGGTCGGTCTCGGCCCAGGTCCGCCAGCGTCCGAACTGCCGCCGGATGTAGGCGTCCCGATCGAACACGCCGCGGGTGCCCCCGATGGGGCCGTTCCTGAGCTCGGCGACGCGCTCCTCGAAGAGCGCGGGCGGCACGCCCGCCATGGCGGCGTCGGCGATGAGCGCGGCGGAGGGCTCCCAGCCGTCGAGGCTGAAGTAGCGCATGCGCTGACCCTGGGCCTCGACGACGGGGGGCGGCGGGGGTTCCTCCCCTTCCATGGGTTTGGGTTTGGATATGGGTTTGGGTGCGTCGACGTTCCCGCTACGTTCCGCTACGTCGGGGAAGGGCTGGCGTGGCTCCTGCCACTCCTCCTCGAGCTCGGCCTCGGTCGGGGGGAGAAACTCGGGCGGGAACGGGAGCGAGAGCTGCTTTCGGTTCTGCTTGGCCCAGACGCGCTTGCGGGCGCGCTCGGCCTCGCTCTTGGCGAGCTCGCGGTAGTACTCGAAGTTCAGGATCCGGAAGCCCCCGGGGACCCGTTCGAGGCGCTTGCCCTCGTGGTCGCCGTTCCTGGAGTCGGGGTCGGGATCGAGGAAGAGCGCGAAGGCGCGCCGGCACTCGTCGTCGGAGACGTGGGCGGCGATCGCGATGCCGGGGATGGCGCCCGGGACATACCCTTCCGGGTCGGCGTTCAAGAGGAGCCAGAACCAGACGCAGCGGGTGGCGGGCGTCGTCGCCCAGATGCTCGAGGTGGTGAGCTCGCGGAAGATGGGGGTGTACTGGTGACGCATGTAGGCGGGCCCTCCATGGCCCTTCATGCGGCGCGTCCCTGCGCCGTTGTATGTGTCGAAGCGGACCAAACCCTCGAGGAAAAGCGTGGCCAGAAATGTTGGCCACCGAGGGGTCCCGAGCGGTCACGATGCGTGAGCCGCTCTAGGGATTACGAAGGGTTGAGACGGCCCGTGAGGGCGTCTACGCCTTCCTAAAGCGTTGGTCAGGCGTTCGAATCGCCTCGGGGGCGCTCGATTAACCTAACGAAAGCTCTAGGAAAACGTCGTTCCATGTCAGTTGACGCCGTCAATCGCCTTGGCCAGAATTGTTGGCCAAGTTGGCCAAGCGCGCCCGCCGAGCGTCTCTCAGCGCCTTCACGGCGCGATACAGGCGTTGCTCGCCGGGGCCGAGAGCCCCGCGGCGCTCGAGCTCGTCGAGCTCGGGCCAGCTGTCGAGCCACGCCTCGGCCGCCTCGATCACCTCGCGCTTCAGCAGCACGCTCATCGCCCCTCCTCGAGCGCCGCTCGGTCGCCCCCGAGCACCCCCGCCAGGACCTCGAGCGCCGCCGCCTTGGCACCCTCGCGCGCCGCCGCCCGCTGGGCCCCGAGCGAGGGGCCTTGGGGGGGCTGGGGCGGCTCGGTCGGAAGCGGGTCGGAACCGCCCGGCCGAGTCCCGCTCGGCAGCGCGCTCGCCGGCATCCCGACGGTGCGCCGCCGCAGATACCCGGCGCTCGTCTTGGGCTGGCTATGGCCGACGGTGGAACCGAGCTCGAGATCCGAGACCCCCGCCTGGCAGAGCGCCGTGATGGCCGCTGCCCGATGCCCATGGAAGTCGAGCGGCCTCGTCGTGTCGGTCTCGACCTGGAGCGCGCAGAACTTCCGCTTGTCCTTTCCGATGGCCTGCTCGTAGCCGGGCAGGGGGCGCCGAAGCCCCGCCTCCCACACCGCCTGACGGAAGGCCTTGGCGTAGCTGATGCCGCGCCCGGCTTTGCGCTCTCCCGCCTTCGGGCCCCTGAGATACGGAAACACGGGGCCCGAGGCGGGCTGGCCCATCCGCCGCCAGTAGGCCTCGAGCGGCCCGCGCACGAACGGGTCGATCGCGTGCGTCACGAGATGGTAGCTCCGGCTCGCGCGCTTGCGCCCGCCCGCCTTCTGCCGCCGCCCGCGCCGGGTGCGGCCCCGGCTGTCCTGCTCCATGTCGGTCTTGGGGCGCCGGACGAGACACGTCGCCCAGCTCTCGCGGTCGAACCCGCTCCAGTCGTGGGCGTGGAGATCGCTGGTCCGCTCGGCGGCGAGGCAGCGGGAAAAGAGCACCATCATGTCGAGCTCCGTCTCGAAGCCTCTCGCTTGCCAGAACCGGAGGTATTCCTCGTCCGTCAACGTGAGGCGCTCGCGCGTGTCGTCCTCGGCGTCCTCGCTGAGCTCGACCCCGAGCGCCACGTTTTCGGAGAGGACGCCCTTTCGCTCGAGGTAGGCGAGCACCGCCGAGATGTCGCTCCGCATCTTGAGCATCGCTCCAGCCGAGAGCCCCCGCTCGCCCATCGCGTCGAGCGTCGTCGCCACGTGGTGCCGCCGGAGCTCGCCGACGGCGACGTGGCCGATCTTCGGGATGGCGTGGGCCCTGAGCCGTGCCAGCCTGTCCTTGGCGACCGCCTTGCCCTCGGACAGGTGACTCTCCACGATGCGGAGCGCGGCGGAGCCGAACGATTCCCCCGCGTCGCTCGCCGGCAAGACCCCCGTCTCGACCCAGCGCTCGTAACGCTCCGTTGCAAGGGCCTCGTCGTCGGTGCCCAGATCCGTCATCGGGGTGCGGGTCCACTTGCCCGCGCCCTCGTCCCAGTACTTGATGCGCCCAACGAAGCGCTTCATGCGCGGGCGAAACTCGATCTTTTGCCTAATCCTTTTTTCCATTTCGTTTTCTCTCGGTGAAGGGAGCGCGGCGGTCTCGGCTCGCAACTAAGCCGCCGCGCTCCCGGAGCCCTTGCACCACGCGATGACCGCGGGTGGCTCGAACCGCACGTTTTGGCCCACCATGACCACGGGCAGGCCCCGCTTCCGGAGCGCGTCGACCTGGCTCGGGCTCACCCCGAGCAGCTCCGCGATGCCGTGCCTGTCGACCAGGCGCGGCCCGCACGCGGCGACCGCCTTCTCGACGGCCCGGGTCACGAGCGCCTCGAGCGCGCCCTTCGAGAGCGTGAAGGCGGGCGCTTCCGTCTCCGACGGGGGGCCGCCGGCCGTCAGGTACTTGGCGCGGTTTTCGTTCACGACGGGCCCCCGATGCTCGAGCAGTCGGGGCAGAAGCCCTGCTCGTCCTTCGCGGCGTCGATGCATAGGCTGCCGCAGCACTCGCAGCGCGGCCCGGCGAAGCGAGCGAGCAACGCCTCGACGTCCTCGAACCGCACCCACTCGCCCTCGGGGTGCTCCTCGTATTGCGAGGACGAGGGGGCATCGATGGTCCAGCGCTTCATGGCGACCAGCTCCCGCGCGCCTTGCGCTGTGCGATGGCTGCCCGGCAGATGTGCCGGAAGGGCCCCGCGTTTTCATGCACCACGAGCTGCGAGTCGCTGAGCAGGTCGACCTGCGCGAGCACCTCGCGCGCCCGCGAGTCGAGGTGGTTGTACAAGAACCCGATCACGCCGCGCTGCCGGCGCACTTCGTTCCGAAGCCAGACTGGGTCATCGATGACCGGATCCTCCGTCGCCACCTGCGAGAGCAGGTCGATGGCGGCGCCGAGCAGCTTCTCGTGGTCCTCGAACTTCACCCACTCGCCGTTGGGGTAAGCGTCGTGCTCGCCGTCCCGATCGATGCAGTAGCGGGTGATGGTCCCCGCTGTCGTAGCCTCTCCTACAGGGGCGCTCTCGCGCCCGTCTTCCGTCGTCGTCATGGTCGCATCCTCCGTGTATTTGCCCCCGGTGCACATCCCTTCGCACCCCCTCGTCGACGTGGGGCGACTCGTGTCGACGAGTGCCAACCGAATGTAGACACCGGGTGACGATTGTGTCATGACAATCCGCCTCGCGCGGTTCATTTTGGTACGGCGAGGGAGGTGGGTAGCGGGCATGTGGTTGCTGGGGTCAGAGGGGGAGCGCGTGCGCACGACCTGTCGGATGACAGAGTTATCGAGCGACTTGACGAGGTCAAGCCGCTCGGTGAGATTGTCATTCATGACCGATGACGCCCCGCAAAAGCGAACCCCGCAAAAAAACCTGGAGCTCACCACCGCGCAAAAAAACGCGCTCCGCGTCTATCTCGACTGGGAAGAGAAACACGCGGCGCCCCCGAATGGCGCCGAGCTCGCGAGCGCCCTCGGCATCACCCGGCAGCAAGCCCACCAGTACATCAACATCCTCCATGACAAGGGCTACCTCGCCCCGCGCCGCGTGACCCTCGTGCGCCTGCGCGTCACTGCAAAAGGAAAGAAGGCACTGTGAGCTTCGACCCCAAACGCATCGACAAGGAAAAAGCCCTCGGCTCGCTCGGCTACCATCCCGAGGAGGCCGCCACCATCGCGCCCCTGATGACCGCCGTCGAGGACGGCATGAACCTCACCCGGAACAAGCTGAGCGAGGCCTGCCTCGCGCTCCTCGGTGACGGCACGCTCCGGCTCGCGGCCGTCTTCGGCGTCGGCGCGTTCGTGAACGCTGAGACGTACGAGTCGCGCTACATCAGCCTCGTCACCATGGGCGGCGACGAGCTCAACCTCGGGGCCCTCCGAGAGCTCGCGATCACCCTCATCGGAGCCGCTCGCGATGTCGCAGCCCGCGTCGAGGCCCTCGAAGCTGCCGAGCGACTCGTGCTCGGCGAGAGGCGCACGCCATGAGCGACCCCGATCTCGAGATGCGCCCCGACATCACCCAGGACGAGCTGCTCCGGGAACTCACGAGGCACTCGAACCAGCTCCTGTTCGGCCGTGACGAGCGCGGCGGCGAAAACGACCCGGGTGAGCTGACCGCGTTTCGCGCCGTCATCATCGTCGCGGGCATCCTCGGCATGCACGTCGAGGGCGACGTGCGGCCGCTCGCGCTCGGGATACTCAACGGCGACGATAGGCCACACGCTCGGCGCTGCTGGCCGAAGATGGCGAGGCGCCTGCGCGCGATCGCCGACGACCTCGACGCCATGGCGGCCGCCCGAGGCGTCGAGGACGAAGCCGAGGGGTTCGACGACGCCCCGCGCGAGAGGCTGAAGCAATGAAAGAGCCCAGCCCTCTCGTCGAAGTCCCCGAGAGCGAGTGGCCGCCGCCTCGCCCGGGCAAGGGGCGGCCCCAGGCGGTATGGCGCAGCGAGCGCTATCTCGCCCTGCTGTACGGCGCGCCGCCCTTCGGCGGCATCGAGGTGCGGCGGCTCACGGTCAACCGGGTAACGCTCGGCCACGACGGGCGATGGGAGCAGAATATCCCCTGGGATGACCTGCAGCGTTGCAAGCGTGAAACCGGTCATGGCGACTGGTACGGGCTCGAGCTCTACCCGCGCGACCGTGACCTCGTGAACGTGGCAAACATGCGCCACCTCTGGCTGCTCTCGGAGCCGCTCGCCATCGGCTGGTTTAGCGAGGAGCGCCGGCGGGGCGGCATCGGCATATGAGATCCGTCTACCGAGTCAGGGCATACTCGGACGGATGGAAGCCTACGAAGTCGCGTTTCCGTTCGCGTGCCTCATCGCCCTGGTCCTCATCATCCTCATCGTGCTCGTCAACGGCCACGGCCGGCGCCTCACTCGTCACGAGGACTGGCTCGGCGCGCTCGGGCAGCGCGTCGCCAACCTGCACAAGGAGCGAGCCCAGAACTACGTCCGAAGCCTGCAAGTAACGCGTCGGACACCGCCCCCGCCGCCGCCCGGCACCATCGAAGTCACCCCCGACATGATCATCAGCGGCGACACCGAACGCATCGGCTCGCCCGAGAGTGGAATCGCACAGAAGAAGAAGGAACCGCCATGAACCTCATCCCGTCCCCCGAACCCGATAGCGAAGTGATGGCGCGCCTGCGTGCCGACATGCCAGACGTCGCCGACGACACCCAGAAGATTATCGACGGCGCCAGCGCCCTCTGCGCTCGCGGCGTGCTCAGCGCCGAGCACTTCGAGGCCCTCGTCGCCCTCGTCTCGGGGGACGTCGTCGACGAGTGGATCGCCCGAGCCGTGGCCAAAGGGTGAGGGGGCCGAGCGTGAAACCTTCTTACGATGAGTTCGTGAAGCTGGGCGAGCGCGCCGACCGCGAGACGCGCCACCAGGTCGCCGCTGCCCGGGAGCTCGCCAACGAGCGACAGGGGCTGGTCCGGATGCTCGGGGTCGAGCCGGGCTCGGCTCACGCAGCCTACGTGGAGTTCATGATCGGGTTTTCGATCGGGATGGAGGCCGCGCGCATCGCCCTCGGCTTTGCCCTGCCGTGGATGGATCGCGGCCACCATGAGCTCATCGGCGAGACCTTCGCCCGCGAGCGCGTGCCCGGTATCGAAGTGGCTTGGCTGCTCGGCTACGGCTTCGTGCTCGACCAGAAGTACGGGACGGGCTCGTGGCCGAGCTTGCCCATCCCGCCGCCGTCCGCCGATACTCTCGGGCGATGATGCGCTCTCTCACTCTCCGCTCGCTCTACGCTCTACACATGCTGCTCGGCGTGCGCTTCGCGCGCTGGCACTTCTCGCGCTTGAAGTCCGAAACCATCGAATCCCTCTACACCCTTTTCACACGGAGTAACTCATGAGCACCGAAGTCATTGGCGTCGATATCCACGCGCGGCCCGGCGAGCCGCTACCCGACGAAGCCAAAGAGGCCATGCGCGCGCACGTGCGCGCGCGCTTCGGCGACGACCCCGACAAGCTCGAGGACGTGCTCGGAAAGCTCGAGCACTTCTTCGAACGCTTCGCCAAGGACTCGGTCGACGCGCTCTCGGCAAAGAGCATCATCGACGGCGTGCGCAAGATCGACGACGATCTCGGGCAATTCCCCCCCGCGCTCGTCTCGCTCGGCAAGAGCTACTCGTACCGAGGCGACGGCGAGCAGTGCTTCAGCGTGGGCCAGGCGCAGGGGGCGCTCGTCACGGCTCGTGCTTGCCTCACGGCCTTGGTCATCACGCTCGAAAACGTGCTCGCGCGCGACATCGAACGAGCGAGGCAACCGCCGGCGCAGGCCGAAGTCACCCCCGAGGACGGCTGACATGGCCGACCGCAGCCCCCACACCGACGCGCTCGGGACGCTCGGCACCATCCTCACGCGTGACGAAAAGCGCGACGCGATCCATCTCGCGGTCATGCCCGTGGAAGCGGGCGAGCGCCTCGGCCCCGGCACCCACATCACCGTGAAGGATGGGCTCGCCCATGCGACGGTCACGGGCCGAGGCGTGGGCATCGTCGACCCGTTCCTCGAACGCGAAGTGCGCTCGGGCGAGCGGTTCTGGCTCGTCCTGTATCCGCGCACCATCGAGAGCCTGCGTCACGTCTGGAGCCATCCGGCATTGCCCGACGAGCCCGGAGTCACGCGCTCGCCGGGCGAGCCCGTCTACATCGCGGCTGTCGCCGAGCAGTACGGCCTCTCCACGCGTGCGCTCATGGAAGCCGCCAAGCGCTTCCTCGAGACGGGCGAGGATCTCTCGTTTGGCGTCGACCTCGACAACGACACCGACTTCGACCGGTTCTGGCTCGAGTACGAAGCCGTGACCGGCGAGCGCGTGCCCGAAGCCAGGCGCGAGTCGTTCTTTACCTGTGCTTGCTGACCCCCCCCAAAAAAACCCCTAGGAGCCCGATCGAATGTATGCCCACCGAACCGCTCAGCCAAAGACCGTTCATGAGCCTGCTCACCGACAAGCAACGGCCGTCACCCCCGAGTGCGCGCCCACCCGCCGAAGTCACCGTGATACGCCGCCGCGCGCACGCGCTACCGCCCCCCGTGGGGCCCGACAGGTCGCTCGTCGCGCCACCGAGCCCCGAGCCCCCCAAAGCGGCGCCCGAGCCCCCCAGACAGGAGGCTGAGCCCGTGGCTGCCAAGAAGAAACGGAAGGCGCGCAAGGGCTACGCCGTCTCGAGCGCCGAGACGAGGGCTGTCGCCGTGGCCCGGGTCGACAAGCTCGCCGGCGCCGGCACTCCCGTCCAAAAAGCGATCAAGTCGGTCGCCAAGGAGCTCGGGGTCAGCATCTACTCGGTCCAGAACTGGCGCACCGCCGCGAACAAGGCCGCCACCAAGAAGGGCCCGCCGGTGGCCGCGGTGCCCGAGCGCCTGGCGAGCAAAGCGCCGGCGCCGGCCTCGAACGGCAAAGCGCCGGCGCTCATGCTCACGGCGAGCCTCGAGGGGCTCACGGCCTACCTCGAGGACGTCGTGCCGCGCATGGTCAAGGCGGCTCTCCAAAAGGGTATCGGATGACGACCGCGGACACCGCGCCGCCGTGTCCCCACCACGGCCCGCACGCGTGCTGCACCGAATGCCCGGGCCATCAATCGACCGATGGCTCGGGCTTCCCCCACCGGCGCGAATGCAACGGACGCATCGCGATGAAGCGGTGCCGGCTGTGCCATCGCCTCGTCACGCGCGAGCAGTGGCACCAGCTCGGCTGGTGCTGCCTCGATTGCCTCACGCCGAGGGCCGCGTGAACCGCAAGGAACGACGCGCCAGGGCCGCGTCCGAGCGGCGCGGCGACACCATGGGGCGGGGCTGGACGGTCCTGCCCACGGAGGCCCTTTACAGCGACCCCAGGTTCCAGGCGGGCCGAGACTCGTGGGCCAAGCACGATGGTTTTCCGCCCGAATACTTCGCGGCAATCGGCACGGCGAGCGCGCTCATTCGGGTTTGGGTCGCAGCCGAGCCCGAGCCGCCCGAGTTACGCTGGCTCGTGTTCGACCAGGGCAAGACGTTCATTGCGGCGAGGCTCGACGTCGGGGCGAGCTACCTCGCCGATAGCCCGGACGCATTCCGCCTGCTCGAGTGGCTCGACGAGCGGACGGGGCGCCAGCTCTCGCTCAACATGGCCGGTTGGGCGCTGCGCCTGTGCGGTCTGATGCCCATGCCGGACGGCACGACTTGGAAGGGCGAGCCGGGGCAGTGAACCGCGAGACGGGGCAGTGCGCCGCGTGCGCGGAGCCGTTCAGCTACATTCGCACGACGCGCCGGCGCGCCTACTGCTCGTGGCGCTGCGAGCGCAAGGCCCAGAACACGCGCCGCTCGACCCCCGAGCGCAAGGAGCGGGCCCGCACGGCGCGTCGGGCCCGCCTCGAGCGCGAGCGCGCTACTCGGGCAGGAACCGACGCCCGAGCGGCGTCACCTTCCACGTCCCAGAGCTGACCACCTTCGGCACGTCGGAGACGAGCCCGAGCTCTTCCAGGCGCATCAGGACCTTGCGCGCGCCGGTGCGGCCAATGTCGAGCCGCTCGGCAACGTCGGTTGCGGTCGGAGCGCGCCCGAGCTCTCCGGCGAGCTTGATGATCTCGCCGAGGAACTGGCGCTGACGTTCCGTCGGGTCGACGGGGCGGGGTTCGCGAACACGGGTAGCGACGGGCTTGTGTGGGGTCATGTGAGTATCAGCCATGCGAGAATGAGTAGGGGGGACAGATAGACGAGCAGGAGCCCAACGAACCCGAACAGGGCGGACGCCGCGAACGCGAGCCCGCCAATGACCTCGAGCGGGCCCGTCCGGGTGCAACGATGCTCGAGCCGAGCCTGGGGCGCCGGCGCGAGCCAGGCCACAACCAGGGCCACGGCGAGCGGCGCGAGCATGAGCGCGAGGCCGCGGAGCATCACGTCCCCTTGCCGGCGGACGTTTCGCGGATCTGTTCGGCCGCTTCTTTCAGAATGCAGACAGCGCCGGCCAGGGTGAGAAAGTCGCCCCGCTCGCGCAGTTCGGTCGAGACGCTCGACGGCAGACTCGACGCGAGCGCGTCCCATCGCGTGAGCTTCAGGTCGTTGAAATGGGGGTCGTCCGACGTGACGATCGCGGTCCGCCCGAACCATCCAATGACCAGCGTTTTGATCCGTTCGGTCACGAATTGGGCGTAATAGCGGCGGTGCGCCTCGGTGCGCGGGCTGTCTGACTCGAGGTACTCTTGGCGGGTCATCATTGTTCGGTTTCCTTGGTTGGGGCCATGGTGGCCGTCAGCCCCGCGCCAGACCCGAAGGTGAGGCGCGGAGTGGCGGTCACTTGACGCGAGTCTCCAATGCCGTGGCGCCGCTGCGGGTTATCCGGTACGTGAAGCGCGCCCCGGTATGGGCCACGAACCCACGCTCGAGCAAAGCGAGAGCCGCTCGCTTGTTTGCTGGGTCCGTGCACCTCACAGCCGTCGCCGCGCGAAACAGCATCTCGAGTAGCCCCCATTGGTTCGGGGTGAGCGGGCGAGCGCCGGCGTCGAGCTTGCGCTTCGTTTCGCCGTGCGCGCGGCACTCCGCGAGCCAGCGTTGCTCATAGTCGTCGCGGTCGGCTTCAGCCGTGGCCAGGCGTTTCGACACGTCATGCAAGTCGAGCCCCAGTTGGTCGTTCATCGCCTCGAGCTCGGCGACCCGATGCTCGAGGCGATCCAGCTCACCGAACGCGCTCACTTGCGACCCGCTTTCTTGGCGGGCTTGCGCGGCTTCACGGTGAGGCGAGCAATGAGCTCGAGGCTCTTCTCTGCTTGGCGCTGAACCTCCGCATTGAGCGCCGCGAGCGCTTCCTCTCTCATGCCGTGGTCGTCGACGCACTCGTCGATCTGCGCTTGCACGGACCGGTGCACGCCGCGGAGAAACGAGCAACCCCCCAGGTGGTCGATACCCGTGAGGCCTTCCCATTCGGCCTTGACCGTGATGCAACACCAGGCCTCGGCATTGCCTGCCTCGACGGCGTCCAGGATCGACTTGACGTCCGCTGCGTCCTGTTCATCGTCACCCGACGCGAACATGCCTTCGGGCGACTCGCACTCGGGATCGACACTGACCTCGAACGTCACCTCCGACGCCCGGAGCTTGCGGATCTTCAGCTTGCGCGCGCTCACTTGGCACCGTCCTTGTCGTTGTCTGGCGTGCAGTAAACAATCTCGACCACGTCACCCGGCATGGGCAAGAGCCCGCCAGAGTGGCGGAGCAGGCCGTCAATCGACATCGCGGTCGTCCAGTATCCCCGCCCTAGCATCTCGGCGCCGTTATCGTCCAAAGCGACCAGCATCCAAGCGTCACGGTTGCCGTTGCAACGGCGGATGCGGTGCGTGTACTGAGGCTTCACTTGGCACCGTCCTTGACGCGAGCGGCCTGGGTCTCGGCGGCCTGGTAGGCGCTCTGTGCGGCCTGGTTGGCGCGGCTCAGCGCGGTCGTGATGGTGTCCCATCCGAGCAGGTAGACGAGAACGGTGCAAAGCACCCCTGCGATGAAACGAGTCATGGTCAATCCTTTCGGTGCGGCATGATTGCCGGGTGCGCTCGCAACGACGGGTTGCGAGCGGAGCCGGTATCAGCCAACCAGGTGAACGCGCCACTCGCGGTCATCGTTGTCAGCCGTGCCCTGATACGCATACTCATCGTCCGATTCCCAGTCGCACGTGTTCGACAGGATACGCGCAGCCGTCTCGCTATAGGTGATACCCACGGACTGGCCGCCGAGAACCAGCGAACGACTGATGGCCTCTGAGACATCTTGCTCGGTGCACCCGGCCAGGTGCGGATTGAAGCTAGGATGGTTGATCATGACGGGTATCCTTTCGGTTGTGTTGGGCGACGCGCCCACGTGACACCGTGACCTGTGAGGGTGACGGTGTCAAGCGGAGCGTTGCTCGGGATCAGGCTTCAGCGAGGCTCGCAATGATGGGAATCATGCGCGTGAGGGCCTCGTGGAACACCTCTGCGAGGTAGCCCTTGACCCCGTTGACGTCGCGTCCAGTCACGGTGATATCGATGCTTTGAAACGCAGGGCGGGCCACGACCTTGAACGTGCGCCACCCCGTGTAGTAGCCGTCGCTCATGCAGTGGAACGGGACGTCAATCACGATCCGGTCGCGTTTGCAGCTGGCGAGACAGAGCACGCATCCGGCATCGATGCCGGACCCGCTCGGTAGGTGGTCGCGAATGACTTCCCCCAGGGTTTCGGTGTGACGCTGGAACCATTCGGCGTTGCCGCTCGAGTGGCAATTCGCGCGCGCCTCGACTAGTTCGGCGATACGCGCTGCGACGGAAAGGGTACGGGCCATTGCTTCAATCCTTGGTTATGTCGGCTGAAGTGCCGCGCCGGACCGCAACCGTGGTTGCGAGCCGGGACGGTGGTTCAGCCCATGGTGTCGAACCGGACACCGAAGCGAGATGCAAGGACGCGCTTCAGTCGCTCACGCGAGCCATGCGACTCGGTGCGGAAGTGCAGCTCGAGATTCTCGCGAGTCTTGGCGTGCTGGTAGCCGTTGCGCCCCACGATGATATCGTGGCCGTCTGCGATGGCCCGCAGCGTGAGCGTCCAGACGAGTCGCACCTTGCCGTCCGTCGATTCCCCGCTGGGGAGCACGCGGCCGCTATCGAGATGGCCATCGAGGTAGCCCGGGTTATTCGAGTCGAGCCATTCGATGGCGTCGCGCAAACGCCAGTCGAATTCCCCAGCACGCGAGCGGCGAATGTTGGCTCGCCGCACGCGCTCGCCACACTTCTTAAACGAGTGACGCTTGTCGGTCTCGGGATGCACGTAGCCGCAATCTTCCGTGTCGCCATTCTCGATTGACTCGTCGGAGAGCGTCTCGAAACCCACGGTGCAAGTCGAGCGCGGCTCGCAACCGGCGCTGCACCGGTCGGTGCGGTGAATGATGGGCTGCCCACAACGGCGGCAGACGGCGTGCCCCGCGACCTTGCGCGCATGAGCCAGCTCGAGGCCGGCACGCTGCGCGTGGCCGTGCTTGGCGCTATCCTTGGCAAGCGCGATGCAGTGGTCAAACAGCGGCAGAAAGATGGGAGCGCAAGCGGCGCGCATGGCGAGCGTTGAGACAAGGCTCTTTTCGAGGCGAGGCGACATGTTCGGGTCAATCCTGGTGAGTCGAGCGTGAGTGCCCGGTGGGAGCCGCGAGCCGTTGCCGGCTGACGGCGCCCGCCGGAAGCTCAGAACGCGCTGGGGCTCCACTCGGTGCGGTTCCGCATGGCGACGGCGTTGCAGCGCCCCAGGCGGTAGCTCAGAGCGGCGTACAGCTCGCCGTCCAACGGGACGCCGCTCTTGTCCGCGTACGCCTCGAGGTCAGCGAGTGCGTCGAACGAGTCGTGGCGGCCGGCGAGCGTCTCGAGCAGGCCGCGAGCGACGCCCCAGCGGCCCTGACAGAGCGCGCTGTGAGTGGCGGAGTAGAGGCGGTCGGTGGTCATGGTGTCCTGGGTACGCATGGTGGGTGTCCTTTCGGTCGGTGGGTCTAGAGTCAAGGGAGGGCGGCCTGTGGTCAGACCGGTGGGGGCCGCGTCGAGCCCTGCCTCCCGCTCCCGTGAGCTCCGTGCAGTGGTGTCGCCGTGACCAGACACAGCATGCGTCACGCCGTGACCACGCGCAAGGCCTCTCGCACGCCGCCCTGCAGATTGCCCGCCCTTTTGGCACACTGGACGCGCAGCGCCCTACTGCACGCGCAGTGCTGCTCGAGCTACTGAACTACGCCCCCTCGCGCGCCCGCGCGCACGCACACGCGCCCGCCCGCTCACCCACGCCGCGCAAACCCCCGGGTACCCCCAGGGGTCGCGACCGGGGTAGCGGTCGGGGCCCCCTCATCCCAGCTACAGACCAATCCTGGTCGGGACCCCGAAGGCCTAAAAACCAAACCGCCGCGCAAACTCCGCCATGTCGGGTCGCACCCGAGCGCGCCACCTATCGCGCGGGCGCACCCGGAACGTCGCTCGCGACTGCGCCACACGGAAGCGACTCAACAGTCCCCGATTCGCCCGGCGCCGCTCTCTCAGTCGCATCGTCTTCTCCACCTCAGCCCACCCTCAGGAAATTTCTGAACCGGACCCGCTCGGCCGAATCAGTGCGTGGAGCAGCAGCACTGCCTTGCCCCCGGCGCGTATCTGTCGGTCGATGACCTGCTTGGGCACGTTGACGTTGTAGCCCTTCGGGCAATCGAGCCCCTTTGCGTGCCCAAACGCCCGGCAGATGAAGGGGCGCACCGGGTAGATGGTGCACTTGCCGTCAAAGAACGGACACGTGAGCCCACCCCGGTCGATGGCCTCTACGCCATGCTTCGCCATGTAGCGCCGGATCGCCGTGAGCTCGTCGCGTGTCGCCGGCACGACGCCGCAGCACTGCCCGCAGCCGTCATCGCACCGCATTGGCGGTAGCACCGGGAGTCGTCGTTTCATCATACCGCCGGGCTCCGCCCTGGACGGCCGCTGTTCGCCTTGCCCCGCTCGATGCACGCGAGCGCGATCGGCCTGAGCAGCCTGTCGTTGAGCGCGCGCTTCCGGAGCGCCCCGAGGCTCATCCCGAGCAGCTCGGACGCCTGCTTCACCGAGCGCGAGATGCGCAGCGCCCGGGCGATGTCGCTCCGCATGTAGCGCGTCGGCGGAGCCATCAGTGCTCGATGAACAGGCAAAGCCCGTAGGCGCCCCAGAACAGGAACAGCAGGAAGAACCCCACGAGCACGTTTGTCGGCGCCCCCACAAACACGCCGAGCACGCCGAGGTGGAAGCTCGCAATCAGCGCCAACGCAACCTGGATCCTCCGCTTCGCGTAGCGCTCGTTCACTCGCTCTCCTTCGCCGGCGAGCACAGATCGAATGGAGGGTGTCCCTTCGGGCCGCCGCAATGCGGGCACTCGGCGCGCTCGGCGATCAGCTGCGCGACGTACGCATCGCGTAGCGCCCGGAACTCCTCCTTGTCGGCACCACGGAGGATCGCCGCCTCCAACTTCGCCCGCGCTTCGCTCATCCACCCTCCGCGCCCCGTCTACCACGGGCCCCGGCCCGATGAGAACCGAGAGATGCACACCGCCGCGGTTTCGACGATTACGCCTCGTCCTGCTGTGACGGACTGACGTTTCGTCCGTCGCCGCGGGACTCATCTTCTGTCCCGGCCGCAGGGAAGGCAAGAGCGAACTGCTCCTGCAGGTGTTCAGCTAGCCGCGTGTTCACCTGCTCCACCCGCTTGCGCGCCCGTTCAGCCTGCTTTTGCCGGCGGGATTGCTCCTTTTGAGCCTGATAATCCTTGCCCCTGAGCAAAAACTCACCCTGGATCCCGCGCGCCACCACGATCAGGCGCATCGCGGTGCGCGGCGTCACCCACCAGGCCCGCGCCGATCGGTAGTGCTGGCGCTCGAGCGTCGCCAAACCGCGTTTTTGCGCCCATTTCAAGAGGGCCTGGTAGTCGTGGCCCAGGTAGCGGGCGAGCTCTTTCAAGTAAATTCGCTCCCCCGAGGGGAAAAAACGCACTGGGGGCACCAGCCCCCTCTCGTCATCGGCCGAACGGCGTGTCATATTCCGTACGGTGCACGGAAATGGAGCGCTGTTCAAAGAGCTTCACGACGACAAGCGTCGGGAGGAGCGGCTCGCCCGCATGCTGGAGCTCGAGGACACCGTTTTGGAGACGGCGACAGGGGTCGTCGAGGCGGCTCTCGCCTTCCATGAGGTGACATTCGACCAGAAGGACCCCCCGCCCGAGTGGATCGAGCGCTACGGCGAGCAGGCGGCGCGCCAGCGGCTCCAAGTCGCGAAATCCGGGTGGCTCCCGGGGTCGATGGCCCCCGCGGGGGTGAAATTGTCCGTCCAGGTGATGACCGGCATCCACCGCGCGAGGGGTCAGCGCGTCCAGGTGAAGGCCGGGCAGATCAACGTGCAGCTGACCTTGCCCGCGCCGACGAGCGCCCAGCACCCCGGAGCTGCCGCCTACCCGGAGAAGGACGTCGAATGAGGAAACGCCTCGTGGCCTTCCGCGCCGAGGTGCTCGACGAGCTCGAGCGCTTCCTCTTGGCGCCCTACTCCCTGCCTCCGATCCTCGACGAGGCGCTGCTCGAGGTGCGTCGCGCCAAAGCCCTCTACGCGGGCGAGGGCCCCGTTCGCCTCATGCCTCGGAAGGAGAGCGAATGACCGCCCAAGTCGTCGATCTGGAGAGCCGCCGCCGCGTTTGGCGCGTGGTCAAGGTGCGCTGCCGCTGCTGCCATGCCGAAGCCGTGAGCACGCAGCACATGAGCTGTCCGCCGGACACCGCCGAGTGCCACGCGTGCGGAGCTCGCGCCGTTTCCATCACCCACTACCTGCGCGGCGACCATTTCGAGCCCCGCCTCGACATGCTGCAATGAGCCTCCCGCTCGGCACGCGCATGATCCGGGTCGACGACGGCCGGCAGGGCTCGATCGAGCTCGCCGCGCCGCCTGGCGCCGAAGCCCCCGTCGAGCACCGCGTCGTTTACTACGATCGGGGCGAGCGCGTCATCGCGAGCAAGCTCGAAAAGTGGGTCGAGGACGCGCCGCCGACGAAAAAGCTCGCCGACGGCGAGATGCGCTTCGTCGCCGCCTGGGCAGACGCCGTGCTCGAGGCGATCGAGAAGCATCAGCCTTTCCGTTTCTGGGAAACGGTGAATCCCGAGCGGCCGCCGCACGATCCGGCGTTCCGCGAGCTCGTCCTCGGCTACCTGCGCAAGCGAATCTGAATGGATCGCTCGCTCTACACCCCGAGTCCGTGGAGCGCGCGCTTTCATCAGGCGACCGCGAACGAAGTGCTCGGGGGCGGCTCGGCGGGACCGGGCAAGAGCCTCACGCTCCTCTGGGATCCCATCGTGACCCAGGCCGTCGTCGAGCATGCGCGGATGACGGGGCAGCTCATCGAGCAGCTGCCGCCCTGGCTCGCCAAGCTCTGCCGCGAGCACCGCATCCGCGAGGGCGAGAGCGAGGGGCATGCGCTCCACATGCGCCGGACCATCCCGCAGCTCCGCGAGAACATCGACCGCTCGTGGCGCATGTTCAAGAAGTTCGATCCGGGCGCGGAGTATTCGAAGCAGGACCATCGCTGGACGTTCACGAGCGGCTACAAGTTCACGTTCGGCCACTGCCGCGAGGAGGACAGCCACGAGGACTACCTCTCGAACCAGTACACGCACTTCGGTCTCGACGAGGGCTACCAGGCGACGCTCCGGCAGTTCGAGGAGCTCTCGGCGCGCGTGCGGAGCGCAGACCCCGTGCTCTCGCACCTCCTCCGCATCCGCGTGATGAGCAACCCCGCCCCCGGGTGGCTGAAGGACAGGTTCGTCTCTCCGCACCCGAAGGGCAACACGCTCCTCAAGGTCAAGGTCCCCGATCCGGAGACGGGCGAAGTGCACACGCGCACGCGGCTCTTTCTGCCGGCGCGGCTCGACGACAACCCCGATAAAGCCTTCGTCCGGCAGTACAAGATCGAGCTCCTGTCGAAGCCGGCGCACATGCGCGCACGTTACCTCTACGGCGATTGGGACAGCGTGGAAGGCGGCTTCTTCGAGGACGACTACAACCCGGGCGTCCACTTCATCGAGCCGTTCAAGATCCCGCGCGACTGGCCCAAGTTCCGCGTGATGGACTGGGGCTACAAGCAGCCGGGGACCACCGGCTGGTTCGCGCTCGATCCGGACGAAAACATGTATCAGTTCTACGAGTTCAACTTCCGCCTGATGAAGGACAAGGAGTGCGCCGCGCGCCACGCCGACATCGAGAAGAAGTTTGGCTTTTGGAACCAGCGCGAGCGAAAGAGCCGGCTCATCGGGGTTGCCGACACGCAACTCTGGGAAGAGCGCGGCGACAGCGGCAAGAGCAAGGCGGCCGTGTTTGCCGAGGCCGGCATCTACTGGCAGCCCGCCGACAAGAGCAACCCGACGCGCAACGCCGAGCGCGTGACGGAGCGGCTGCGCGACTACGACAAGAGCCGCGCCCCCGCGCTCCAGATCTTCAACAACTGCAGGAAGACCCACGAGATGTTCTCCAGCATCGAGATCGACGAGAACGACTCGACCGTGCCGAACAAGAAGAGCGGGCTCAAGCATTGGTTCGACGTGCAGGCGTACGCGGGCGCGCGCGCGAGTAGAGGAAGGGGAAGCATCGTGATGGACATGCACGAGTTCGACCGACCCGACAACGACGGCGCCGACGACCCCTTGCCAGCGGCGAGCGGCTTCGGGTATGGGAGCTGACGAGGGAGATATGACAGAATCTGTCACACCACCGCGGGCGCCCGATCCACCCCTCGTCGACCCCGTCACGGGCGAGACGCCGCCGCTCTCGCCGCCGCGAGGCGAGAGGTTCATGGCGAACCTGATGCCCCTCAAGCGCGCGATCGAAGCAGACCCGGGGTTTCAGCGCTGGGCTACCGAGATCGATGCCAAGTGGGCCGTTCCCCCGTGGTGGCGTGAGCCCGAGCCGCTCGAGCCGAGCGGCGTCGAGGTGGCCGTGCCCTGGCCGATGAAGGAGAACGATGGCCGCTGAGCAACGCAAGGGCGATGAGCCCGACGTCTTCGAGCTCGGGCAAGACACCCCGGTCGAGGAGGGCTTCGAGTACGACGACGAGGAGGTGAACCTCGTCGAGGCCTTCGAGAAGCACCCCGAGGGGCGCGCCGCGCTCAAGCGCATCAGCGATAAGTGCCTCACGGACTTCGAGAGCGCGTGGGAGGCGACCGAGAAGTTCCGCAAGAACATGGCGGACATCTGGAAACTCTTCTCCGGCGTGCTCGACGCGAAGCCGCCGCCGTTTCAGGACATGGCCAACGCCCACGTCCCCATCCTGATGGAGAACACCATCCGCATGGTGTTCCGACAAGCCTATGAGCTCTTCGGCAACTGGACGAACGTCTTCGGCGTCACTCCCATTGGTCCCGACGACGAACGCACCGCGAAGCTGCTTTCGCTACACGGTAACTGGCAGATTCGAAAACGAATCAAAGACTTCAAGCGGCAGATCGGTCATCGTGGCCTGCTCATCTTCGATCTCTTCGGTGATGTCACCTGTCACTCCTACTGGGACCCCCAGCGACGCTGTAACCGTCACGAGATTCTGACCGCGAACGAGTTTGTGTGCGCCAACGCGCACGTCTCCACGATGCCCGACTATTCGGACGTGTCCTGGGTGGCGAAAGTCATCTACATGGACGCGCACGAGCTCCGGAAGATGGACGGGGCGTGGCGCAACGTCGGCTCTACGCTCAAGATGATGGCGCCCGACTGGGACGACTCCACGATCACGCGCGAGCTCCGCGATGTGGTCGACAAGAGCATCGGCGTCGACTCCACCGCCTACAAGCAGACCCAGTACCGCATCATCCACTACGAGGGGTGGCTCAATCTCCCGGGGCAGGACCGCGACCGCTACTGCAAGGTCCTCATCGACAAGCAGACCAAGACGGTGCTCTCGCTCGGGGTGCACGAGCGCGTCGACCCCTACGACAAGCGCCGCTTCGAGTTTCAGCAGCAGGAGCTCCAGCGCTATCAGCAGGCCCTGCAAGAGATTCAAGCGTTCATGCAGGAGCGCGAGCAGACCAAGCTCTCGGCGCTCTCGATGGGACACGAGACCGATCCGACGGGCGACGGCCCGGCGCAGGCGATCATCATGGCGCGGGCCATCGCAGAGATGCCGCCGCCGCCCGAGCCCCCCATGCCCGAGTGGATGCGGGGCGATCCGAATGCCCAGCCCGAGCCGCCGCAGACGGTGCCCATTCAGATGTTCGCGCACGGCGTCAACATCGAGCCCATCCAAGGCATCTTGGGGCTCGGCACGGGCAGCATCCACGCCGCGCAGAACAAGGCCGCCAACATCGCTCTATCGATGTTCATCGACCAGGGCACGCTCGGCAACTTCAAGAACTTCCTCGCCCGAGGCGACGTGCGGTTCCCCGAGAACTTCCGCATCGCCCCCGGCAAGGTGCACAAGATCGAGGGCTCGACCGATCTCGCCAAAGACGTCGTCCCGCTCGACTTCGGCGAAGCGAACCCCCAGCTCATTCAGCTGATCGAGATGCTGGTGCGCTTCGGCAACACCGTCAGCAACACCCCCGAGGTGCTCTCGGGCGAGAGCGGCAAGAGCGGAGAGACGGCGCAGGGCCTCTCCGCGCGCATCGAGCAGGCGACGAAGATGCTGAGCGTGCCGACGGGCAAGTACGCCGACTTCGTCACCGTCATCCTGCAGAACAACGCGACGCTGAACGCGATCTTCATGCCGGACGTCGAGTGGTTCAGCGTTCTGAACCACGATCCGAGCATCGGCCCCATGGGCATGCAGTCGCTCTCCGTCGGGCGCGAGATGTACGATCGCCCCTACGACTGCGAGATCAGCGCCGACCTCAAGTTCACGAGCACCCAGCAGCGCATCAGCGAAGCGGACGCGCTCGTGCAACTGCCGAACGCGGTCGCCGAGCTCGGCGGGAACTTCGCGTTCAAACACGCGGTGCTGGCCAAGAGCATGGAGGCGCGCAACCGCTTCGACCTCATCAGCCTGCTCGGCGCGCCGCCGCCGCCGCCCGAGATGTTCGGGATGCCGACGAGCCCGCCGATGCCTCCGCCCGGCATGGCGCCGCCCGGTGGCCCACAAGGAACACCCAATAGCCCCCAGGCGGCGCCGCCTGGGGGCTCTGACGCACCGAGGCCCGCCAACCAACAACAGAAGGGGGCAGCATGACGGCTCCGGATCACATCACCTTTCCCCAGGTCGCCAACATGATTGCGGACGCCGCGGGTGACCACATCATGCAGTTCTTTGCCTACGAGCACCTGCCGCCGCACCTGCAGGAGGTGAGCAAGCCATTCTGGGAACTGGCCTGGCACATCGCCGGCGTCATCCCGCGTAACCCGGAGCGCACGGTCGCGCTCCGCAAGCTGCTCGAATCGAAGGACGCCTGCGTGAGAGCGAGGCTCGCCAAGTGACCTCACGGGACTTCTGCTTCTGGCTCCAGGGCTACATCGAGCTGAGCGCGGGGCAAACGCAGCGCGAGGCGAACCCGACGCTGTCCGCGGAGCAGTACGCGACGATCCGCCGGCACCTGTCGCTCGTGTTCAAGCACGAGATCGATCCGAGCATGGCCCCGCCGAAAGCGCAGCAGGATCTCAACCTGCTCCACAACCAGCTGAACCACGACAAGGGTGTCGTCCGGTGCTGACATGATCGATACATACAAGGTCGTGGTCGAGCGCTCGGCGCTCGCCGAGTATCTGGCGAAGGGCTACACGGTAGCGGAGGTCTCGGTCGCCACGCACCTCGGCAAGGCGTGGATCCTCCTGCCCCCGGAGCAACGCGATAGCCTCGTGCTCGTCGAGATCGACGCCCTGAAGCACGCGCGCCTCAGTCAACCCGAGACGGCCTTCGTCTGTCAGCTCGACTTCGACTACGTTTGCGTCGGGGCCCGGGTCGTGAAGCTCGACGTGCTCGAGCGAAGCGAAGCGGACCGCTGCGTGTACGCCTCACCGGTGAACAGTGAGGACGCGCGCACCTACTCGATCCACGACGTGCAGCCGACCGCACGCGAGGCGGCGCTCCTCTGCCGCGACCGCATCATCCAAACCATCGCGGAGCTCGCCGACTACCGGAAGCGCCTCGAGCACTTCCTCGTCGCCCAGGACATCGAGCGTGGGTGAGCTCGGCCTCCTGCGCGAGTACCTGCTGAAGCTCCGGCAGTCGAAGCTGCAGCAGGCGCATGCGCGCGCGCTGTCGGCGGACGCGACGCTCCTCGAGCTCAAGGCACTCGCCGGCGAGGCCGAGCTCTGCGACCGCATCGGCAAGGCCGTCAAAGAGCTGTCGGCGGACACCGCCCAATTCATCAAGGACTACCTCTCATGAACGCAAGAGCCTGGTCGTTTCCGACCGAACCCGAAAAGACGACGAGCTGGAAAGACGAGCAACCGAAAGAGCCGCGCATCGAGCTGCGCGACACGGAGCTCGATAAGGCCATCAAGCGCACCAAGCTCATCAAGGAGCGGATGAGCCCCCCGGGCGCGCTCGCCCTGCCCGAGAAGCTCGAAGCGGCACGCCTCGAGCACGGCATCCCGGACGGTTTCTTTCGCGCTCGCGCCGGCTTCGACCGCTGCTTCGTCTTTCCGCTCGACCCCTTCGACACGAACGCGGAGCTGCCGAAGTACCCGGGCTCGAGCCTCTATCGCGCGCAAACCACCCAGCGCAAGGACCAGCAGGAGGGCTACCGCGGGGTGCTCATCAGCGCGGGTCTGACCGCGATGGATCGCTTGATGAGCCACGGCTACGAGCTCGGCGACATCGTGATGACGAACAAGAACGTACCGTTTGCGCGCCGGGTCGAGTCGCTCGAAGGCTTCGACATGTTCGTGCTCGTGATGCGCGACGGCGACTTCGCGGGCAACGAAACGCTCGAGGAAGACATCCGCGCGGGGCGCGCGCGCATCGTGGACGTGGGCGGCGACTCGGGCTACCAGCACCAGATCGCGCGGCTCGTCGACGGGCAATGGTCGGCGCGCAAGAAGCAGAGCGTCTACGTTCAGGACTGCTGGTGAGGTGAATCATGGCGGCATCATCTGACTTCATGCAGGGCTCGCACGACAACTCCATTGCGGTCCCGTTCAGCGACGACGACAAGGAAAAACCGAGCGAGGTCGCCGACGACGAGGACAAGCCAACCGACTCGCCCGAAGAGCGCATCAGTCGGCGCGCCAAGCGCCAGGCGCGGCTCGACGCGATGCTGCGCGAGGGCAAGGCGAGCGCCGAGCGGGTGAAGCAGCTCGAGGAGCGCGACCAGCAGCGCGAGCGCGAGCTCGCCGAGCTGCGCGGCATGGTGACCGCGACGCGCCAGCAGGCGGCGCCCCCCGCCGACGGCAAGGACGAGTTCGACCGCCGGCTCGACGCCGTCTACGACAAGCAGCGCAGCGCCTACACCTCCGCACAAGCCGAGATCAAGTCGGGCGCGTGGAACGACGAGCGGCAGCGGCACTACGAAGGCGTCGCGCGCGAGATCGAGAGCGAAAAGAGCCGGATTCATGCCGAGCGCGTGATCGCGTCGCGCGAACCCGCGCGCCAGCAGGAGCAAGCGCGCAACCTCTGGGTGCAACGCTACCCCGAGGTCTACGGCGACCAGAACGCCTACCAGTACGCCGAGGCGACCTTTCGGCGCCGGGCGGCGCTCGGCGAGAAGGTGACGAACGCGCTCGTCGACGAGGTGATGAACGAGGCGATCACCCAGTTCCGGCTGCGGCCCAAGCCGGGCCCCTCGGCGAACGATCGGGCGCGCTTCAGCGGCGTCCCGTCGAGTGGCTCGGGTGGCGGAAGTCGCAGTGATGCTGCGGGGATCCAGATGACGCCGGAGCTTCGCCGCATCGCGACGGCCGCCTACAGCGACCTGCCCGAGGACGAGGCCATCAAGAAGTGGGTGGGCAAGACGGGCAAGCGCATGCGCGAGCGCAAGCAGCTGTAGCCTAATCCTGACACTTGACTGACAATCGGGGTCGTGCTTCCCTGATCCGCGTACGGCAGCACGTCCCCACGACGCGCTCGTCTGGAACCCAGTGGGCCCAGACGGAGCGTCGTGCAGCAGACGGAGTCGCCGAAGGCAGCCAAGGGCATCAAGCGCGAGGACCCTCCGCCGCGCCCTGTCGAGCAGACCGCCAACCGCGGCTTTCTCGAAGGCCACGACCCGAGCAAGCACTACGTCTGGGTGAGTGAGGTCAACGACCCCACCATCAACGTCGGCTACTACAAGTCGCGCGGCTACAAGATAGCCCAGTACGATCCGGACGAGGCGCGCCCGACACTCGGCTACGACGAGTTCAAGCAGGGCGACCCCATCAAGAGCATGGGCATGGTGCTCATGGAGGCGCCGCTCGAGCACAAGCAGATGCTCGACAAGGTCGGCTGGGATCGTGCGGATGCCATCGTGGAGACGATCCGCAAGCGCGAGATCGATCCGCTGACGGATCAGGAGCGCGCGCAGTTCAAGGGGATCACGAGCGTGCGCACGGAGCAAGACGACCGGCGCAAGTGGCAGTTTTGAACAGGTCCATGACCTTCACCATGAGGTTCGAGACACGTGGCTAATCAGCACCGATACGGCTTCCGCTTCGTCCGCAGCATGAGCGGCTGCGACACCCCGCAGATCTTCACGTTCCCCATCCCGACCGCCTACGCGCCCGTGACCGTCGTCGGCGCCGGCACGAGCGTCAACCTCAACATCGGCGACCCCGTCAACTTCGACGAAGTTGGCGGCCTTCGCCTGGTGCAGGCGGGGCAAGCCTCGGACGGCTCGGACACCGACGACTACGCCTGGGGCGTCATCGTGGGGTTCCCCCGCATCCTGGTCGGCGGCTACCCGCGTCCGGGCAGCTTCTACGCGACCGGCACCGCCTACTCGGGCGGCATCGGCAGCGATCTCGCTCCGCTCTGCGCGGTCATCCCCGTCGCGGGCAACATCTTCGAGATCGACTGCGACACCACGCACTCGACGCCCACCAAGAGCGGATTCATGGCGCTCGTCGGCGGCACGGGCAACATGGCCTACAGCGTGCTCACGAGCGGCAACGGGCAGCCGAAGGCGAACCCGCTGCTCGACGTCTCGGACGTGGTGCTGAACAGCGCGGAGATCAACCAGCTGCGCGTGCTCGGCCTCGGCAAGGCGGGCGACGCGATGGACTTCACCGCGACGCACGTGACCATGCAGGTCGCGTGGAACGAAATCATGCCCGCGCCCGCGGCCATCAGCGGCATCGCGGGCACCACGGTGTTCATCGAATAAGGGCCTACAATGAGCGAGATCTTCACCAGTACCGCAGCCCTCGCGCTCAAGGAGACGCTCGAGGACATCGACACCGACGACCACGGGTCCGAGGGCAGCAAGGCTGTCTTCCCCAAGTACTTCGACGTCAAGACGATGTCGGACAACTACATCGAGTACTACGAGGTCGCGGGCTCGGGCCTGGCGGGTGAAAAGCCCGAAGGCGAGAGCATCCCCGTCGGGACCATCTACGAGGGACCGCTCACGCGCTTCAACGCCCGCACCTACGGGCAGCGCATGATCGTCTCCGACGAGGCGCTCGAGGATCTCAAGTACGACAAGGTCGTCCAAGCGGCGAAGCGCAACAACCGCTCGCTCTGGAAGCTCGCCGACTTCGACGCGGTGCTCACGCTGGTCCGGGCCACGAGCAGCTCCTTCGTCGGCGGCGACGGGCAGCCGCTCGCGAGCACGACGCACGTGCTGCCGGGTGGCGGCACCTACTCGAACATGCTCGCCGTCGCGATGAGCCCGAGCAAGGCCTCGCTCGTCATCGCCGCCGCCCAGCTCATGCAGCAGGTCGGCCACGACGGCCTCATCGACGGGGTCGAGCCGACCAAGGCGCTCTACCCGGTGCAGCAGTGGGGCGTGTGGCGCGAGATCCTCGGCTCCACCAACGATCCGACACCGGGCGCGTTCAACGCGATCAACGTCGTCAACCGCGACCTCAACATCACGCCCCAGCCCATCAAGTACTGGACGAACACCACGACCAACTGGGCGCTCAAGACGAACGCCGAGCTCGGCCTCATGTGGTTCTGGCGGCGCAAGCCCAAGAGCAACACCTGGGTGACCGAAGACAAGACCATGATGAACTACGCCATCACGGCGCGCTGGAGTCGCGGCTGGGTGAACCCCCGCGCGATCCTGTTCTCGAACGCCTGAGAGGGACGACCATGGCAGGCAAGTATTGCGCTCCGGGGGAGAAGAAGGGCTCGGGCAAGCCGCCGAAAGGCATGAAGCCCCCGCCCGCGCCGAAGCCGAAGGGCGGTAAGAAGTGAGCACCACTCCGAACGCCTTCGGGAACTTCCTCGGCAACGCGCCGCCGTTCATCTCGAACTACGCGGCCATCGCGGGACCCCACGGCACGTGGGTCAATCCCGGCGGGAAAGTCGCCGCCTACCTCCGGAGCACGGGCGCCCAGGACGGCGACGACCAGTTCGCCGCGAGCGGCAACCTCGTCACCACGCTGAACGAGGCGTGCAAGCGGGTCCGTGCGGGCTTCGGCGACATCATCTACGTGCTCGAAGGGCACGCCGAGAGCTTCTCCACCGCCGACGCGGTGCCGGACCTGGTCGCGGGCACGCAGATCATCGGCTGCGGTACGCCGGGCTCGACGAACAGCCCGACGTTCACCTGGACGGCAACGGCCGCCTCGCTCCTATTGAACGTCGCGAACGTCACCCTGCACGGGCTCACGCTCAACTGGGTGGGCATCGACAACGTCGCGGCCCCGCTCACCATCAGCGCGGCGGGCTGCGTCGTGTCGGGCTGCACGATTCAGACCGAGACCGCCACGATCGGGGTGCTCAAAGGCATCGAGATCACCGCGGGCGGCTCGGGCGCAAAGATCGTCGGCAACACGTTCACGGGCGTGGGCGAAGCGCAGCCCATGACGAGCGCGGCCGTCCTCGTGTCGGGAGCCGCCGACGACGTCTGCATCTCGGGCAACTACATCGCGGCCGCCAACCCCGGCACGAGCGTACTCGGGCTCATCGCGGTTACGGCCGCGGCCACCAACCTCCGCATCACCGACAACACCATCATCCAGCTCGAGACCGCGGGCACGGCGCTCTTCGGTATCACCGTCGGCGACGTCGCGGCGAGCGGGGTCATCGCGCGGAACTTCTGCAAGATCGGCTCCGCCGTCACGACCACGACCAGCGGCTTCACCGTCGGCACCGCGGGCCTCGTCGCCGTCGGCATGTTCGAGAACTACTGCACCGACACCGCGGCTGCGAGCGGCGTGCTGTCTCCCGTCGCATCGTCCTGAGCCATGGAGGCGAGTGAGCAGGAGCGTTCCGCGCAACATCGACCGCAAAGGCGAGCACCTTTCGAAGTGCGACGATTGCGGTGTGATGTATCTGCGGAGCGCTCTGCGGCGCGGCCGTGACGGCCTGCTCCGTTGTGAGAACGACCGCGCCGGCCGTGACGCGGTCACGCTCGCGGAGCTGACGGCGCTCCGCGCGAGTGCGCTCTCGGCCCAGCTCGGGATGCGCGCGCCCGCCGACGGCGCCGTGCCCGACACCGATAGCGCGGGGGATCCGAGCTCGGCCTCGACATACGACGGCCCGACGCGCCGCTACACGGCCGACGACGTCTACAACGGCGACGTGCCGACGGGGTTCTGATGCCGATCGCCAGCACCCCGACGACACCCGCGCCCATCAACACGCTCGTCTTGCTCGCCTACAAGCGAGCGGGGCTCGTGCCGGTGGAGGCGACCACGCTCGGCGCCAACATGACGGCGAAGCTCGCGCACGGCCGGCAGCTGCTCGACCTCATCATCGACAACCTCGCGATCGACGGCTTCATGGCGCGCTCGATGGCGTTCCACGATCTGACCATCGTCGCCGGCACGTCGAGCTACACGATGCCCGACACGCTGCTCGATGTGTTCGAGGATGCGATGTTCACCGAGACGGGGGAGACGACCGAGCTCGTCTGCAAGCAGATCGACGTCGGCACCTGGCAGACGCTCACGGCCAAGACGAGCGAGTCGACCCGGCCCCAGCTCTACGCCGCCTTCCGGAGCGGCGCGACGGTCGTGCTCCGCTTCTGGCCCGTGCCGAGCGAGGGCGGGACCATGCGGCTCAAGACGGTTCGGCTCCTCGGCAACAACGCGACGGGCACCGACACGCCGGACCTGCAGCGCTACTGGCTCGACGCCATCGTGTGGCTGCTCGCCTGGTACGTCGCCATCGACAGCAGCCTGCCGACGGAGAAGGTGTCATTCCTCGGCGCGGTCGCGGCCGACAAGAAGAAGGCGTGCCTGCGCTACGCGTTCGAGCACCCGAGCCAGACGGCGGTCCTCTCCTACTCGTCGCAGTGGAGCTCGTGATGGCATGGGCCGCTTTTCGACCGACCGCTGCGGAAGCTGCCTCGCGAACCGGGGGCTTCTAGTATGCCCCTTGCCCCCATCAAGTTCGGCCCTCTCCTCGAGACGAGCAGCGAGGAGATCAGCGGCGCGAGCCCCGAGGCGTTCAACGTCATCGCCGACGCTCGCGGAGTCATCAGGAAGCGCCCCGGTCTCGCCGCCTACACGGGTGTCGCTCCCGCTACTTCAGTCGACGCGAGCGGGGTGCTCGGACTGTTCCTCACGGAAGAGAAAGTAGCTCACACCACTGGGACGCCAACCGTGAGCGGAGTGCATCCAGGCGTGCTCTACGCCGTGGGAGCAACTGTAAATGCAAGCGGGGGCGGTCATAACGCGGGTCGAAACGTTTACCGAATCGTCGGGGGGGTGGCGACGCTCGTGGGAACGGGCGCGGCGAACGAGGATCGCCTCGCAACGCCTCCCGCGATCGCCACCACGCGATATCCGAGGCCAGTGTTCGCCGAAACCGAAGCATTGCTCGTCATCGCAGGTGGCGCCGAGATCGGCAAGATAGACATCCGTCCAGAGCTGTTCAGCGCGCCGAACTTCTCGACGAATGCCGACTACCACGAGATGAGCTTTCTCGGCGGCTGCCCGCCGCTCGCGAGCCACGTCTTCTGCAATTCGTCGAGGCTCTGCGCCAACGACACGCAGCTCGATCAGACCAAGGTGCGTTTTTCGAGCCCGAGCCAGGGCATCGTCGACTTTTCGGGTCACGAGGACTGGAGCCCGAGCCCGGGCGGCCCCGGCTTCTTCACGGCAGAAGCCCGGAGCGACAGCATTCGCGCCTGCGCCGAGAACACGAACGACATCTATCTCTTCGGCACGACGAGCCTGCAGCTGTTCGCGCCCGACAGCTCCGTCACGTTCGCGCCGAGCATCACCAAAGAGACGGGCTGTCTCGCGCCCTACGGGGTCGAGAAGGTAGACGACGGCTATCTCTGGCTCGACCACATGACGCGGGTCGTCTCATCGAACGGCCGTGAGTGGAGCGACGTCGGGGGCGCCGTGCAAAAGACGCTCGACGCGCTCACGGCGCCCGACGAGTGCTACGCCTACCGGTTCAGCGAGAGCTTCGCGGATTGCATCGTCCTCCGCTTCGAGACGGACGACGAGACGCTCGTCTTGCAGCCCGGAATCGGCTGGGCACGCTGGGCGCTCTTCGATGACGACGAGTTCACGATGTTCCCGGTGCTCAGTCACCACCGGCGCAAGGACGGCGGGCTCAATGTCGTCGGGCTCGAGGACGGCACCATCCGTACGCTCAGCCTCGACAACGCGACCGACCTCGGTGAGCCCATCGTCGCCTACGTGTCGAGCGGGTTCGAGGACCGCGGCACGGACGCGCGCAAGCAGACGACGGCCGTGTACCTGTCGCTCAAGCGCACGGCGTCGCTGTCGAACGGGGTCGTCTGCTCCCTCGAGTGGCGCGACGATCTGCGAGACGAGTGGATGAGCATCGAGGTCGAGCTCGATGTCTCCGACGGAGACTTGAACCCCGTCGTGGAGCTGCGCTCGCTCGGTATCTACAGGAAGCGCCAGTGGCGGTTTCGGTTCGCCGAGGAGCCCGGGCTCTTCCTCGTCCGGGCGAGCGAGCAGTTCGAGGTGTTGGACTCGTGAAGGAGCAGCGCACATGGATCTACTGAAGCAAGGCCTGATGGGCGGGCTCGACATCGTCTCGGGCGGGCTCGGCCGGCTCGTGCCCGAAGACTCGATGGCGCGTATCCCGCTGCTCGGCCCGCTCATGGGCGCCGAGACGGACGCGCAGAAGGCACTCGTCAAGAAGCAGGAGCAGATGGCGCTCGATGCCGAGAAGCGCCGCAAGCACATGGAGCGAGCGCGCCTGAACGCGATGGCGCAGAAGGTGCTCGCGTTCAACCCGCAGAACCAGCTGATGTCGCAGATGTTCGGGCCCGACGCGGCCTTCACTCCGCAGCAGATGGCGCAGATGGTGCAGAACCCGATGCCGCCCGAGCAGGCGTGGGGCACGGGCACCGACGCCGAGCGAGTGCAGCAGGTCAAGGACCGAGACGCCGAGCGCAAGCGCCAGCAGATGGTGCAGAGCGGGTTCCAGCAGCCGGGCCCGGGCCCCGCTCCGCTGCAGATGCCGATGCCCCAAGCCGCGAGGAGGTACTGAGATGCCGAACTATGGCATGACGCCGACCGACGACACGCGCTACGACGCGCTCGGGCGCCCGTATGGCGCGATGACGTCGTCGCAGCCCAAGACCTCGGCGCGGCTGACGGGGGGCTACGGCACGACCGGGCTCACGACGCCCATGCAAACGACGGGTGGGCGAGCGCCGACGCAACAGCTCTCGAACACCGCGGGGCTCGGCAACGCGGCGGCGGCGTTTGCGCCGAAGTCGCCGCTCGCGAACCCGGGCGACAACCTCACCAACCCCGGCTACGACGAGCAGGCGCTGCTCTACACGCAGAACCGCCTGCTCGAGGATCCGTGGGGCGGGCAGATGCAGAACCTGTATCAGCAGTCGCAGAAGCCGACCGAGGGCGAGAACTACATGAACCAGAACCTGGGCACGCTCGACGGCCCAGGGCAGGGTTCGCAGTACTGGAACCAAGTCCAGGGGCAATTCAACGACCCGTTCGCGGGCGAGCAGTTCGCGCGCCAGGCGACCCAGAACTTCCAAGCGCAGGGGCCAGCATCCGCTTTCTACAACCAGTCGATGGGGCAGTACGATCAGTTCACGGGCTACCAGGGCCCGCAGAACACCCAAGGTCAGTACGGCCAGAGCTCGGGGCAGCTCGCGGGCGGCACCCAGGGCGAGCGCGGCCTCGGGCAGCTCGCAAACCAGTACGGCAACATCGGCCAGTATCAGGGCGGCAACGCCGCGATGGGGCAGTACCAGCAGAACGCGTCGAGCGGGCCGATGGCGGCGCAGCAGTTCTACAATCAGGTCGGCGGCAGCTACGGCGAGATGGGCCAGTACGGCGACCCCAACCTCGCCGCCGGGCAGTACGCGCAGACCCAAGGCGCGTTTGGCGACATGCCGATCGCGAACTTCGATCCGTTCTACGACCGAGCGCGACAGCTCGCGACACAGGACTACAACCGGCAGGCCGCCGGTCGCGGCGTGTACGGCTCGAGCGAGGCCTTGAGCGGCGTCGGCAACGTGATTACCGACATCGAGGCGCAGCGGGCGAACCGCTCGTTCGATGCCGAGATGCAGCGGGCGCAGGAGCAGCGTGCGCGCCAGCAGCTACTCGGCGAGCAAGCACGCATGGGCGACCTCTCGAGCCTGGCCGCCTTCGGCGCGAACCTCTCGGGGCTCGAGACGTTCGGCAACCTCGCCAACCAGGCAGGCAACCAGACGCTCGCGCAGCAGACGATGCTCGGCAACCAGGCGCGCATGGGCGACCAGACCGCACTCGATGCGTTCAACAGCAACCTGCGCGGGGTCGACACCTTCGCCAACGTCAACCAGGCGCAGGGCGCGCTCGAGCTCGACCGGCACCAGATCCTCGGCAACATGGCCAACGCCGCCGACAGCCAGGCGCTCGGCGCACAGAACGCGAACATCAGCGGCCTCAATGCGTTCGGCAACATCGCGAGCTCGGCCGACTCGGCGGAGACGAACCGCTACACGGCGAGCACGAACGCCATGAACCAGGCGGACCGCACGGCCCTCGACCGGCTCGGCATGGGTGCCGACATCGCGTTCCGTTCCGACGACTCGGAGCGCGCCGACTACGACAGCTCGATGCGCTCGGCGCAGTCGGCGGCCAACCTCGGCACCGATCGGACGCGGCTCGGCGCCGACATCGCCAACACCGCGAGCGGCAACGATCTCGCGCGGCTCGAAGCGTTCAACCGCACCGCGGCCGGCGCCGAGGGCAGCCGTCTGGCACGCCAGAACACGGCGCTCGACGCGCAGTTCCGCCAGACCGATCAGGTGCTCAACATGCTCGGCACGAGCATGAGCGAGTTCTTCGAGGGCAGCCAAGGCGACTGGGAAAACGCGTTCAACGCCGAGATCGTGCCGCTGCTCCAGCAGGCGGACTACAGCCAGCAGCAGATCGACGCGGTCCGCAAGGACATCCAAGCGGGGGCCGAGGCCTACGCTGGGGCGCAGTCGGGCAAGCCCGCCGCCGCGGCTCAGCCCAAGTCGCGCAAGCTCGACCCCGCGAACCCGTACGGATGAGGTGACGGCCCGTGCCCATCAACACCCAGAACCTGCTCCTGAAGCTCGACCCGATGGCGGGCATCGACATGTCGAGTATCGGGCGCATGAGCGCCGAGCGGGGCCGGCTCGCGCAGCTGCGCGCCGAGCTCGAAGAGACCAAGCGTCGGAACAAGGAGGACGAGCGGCTACGGCTGCTCGCCGAGCAGGGCGAGCAGGCCCGAGCCGGGATGGTGGCCGAGACGGCGCGTGCGAACCGCGAGGCCGCGGCCCAGGCGGCGCTCCTCGGCCAGCGCCAAGAGGGGATGCTGAAGTTCACCGAGAAGGCGGGCTCGGGCGATCACGAGGCAGCCGAGGCGATGATCCCGTACCTGCAGGATCTCGGTAGCGGCGTCGACGTCACGCGCAACCCCGCGGGGCTGCCGAGCTACCGGACCCACTTCGACGCCGCCGCAGATCAAGCCCAGCAGGGGCTTGCGGACGCGCAAGCTTGGCAGAACGCCGAGCGCCCGCTCGATCAGGGCGTCTACGGCGACAGCCCGACGCTCGCCGCCGCGCCCGACATCTCGGCGCCGAAGGTCGGTAACATGCTCGACTTGCAGGCGCTCCAGGACCAGCGCCTGCAGCGCCTGTCGCCCATGCTCCAGGACATCGTCCAGGCGCACCCCGAGGAGTACCGCGGCATTGCCGACTCGGCCCGCACGGGCATCGAGAAGGCGGGTCTGCCCGTCGACAAGGCGATGCAGGAGTACCGGCAGCAGCTGTCCGGGCCCATCGAGCTCGCCAAGGCCCAGCTCGAGACCCAGGCCAAAGACGACAAGCTCGAGACCCCGAGCCTGCTCGAACGCGAGAAGCTCGCGCGCGAAGGATTCCAGCGCGCCCGAGCCATCGGGCAGGACTACAACTTCAAGGACCTCGTCGAGCGGCGCAAGACGGTCGCGCAAGCCCGAGCCGTGCTCACCAACAAGGGCGGCGGTGACGACTACCTGGCGGGCGCCACCATCTCGAGGATGATGGGCGAGAAGGGCTCGACGACGGAAGGCGACGTGAGCCGCGTGCTCGGCGACTCGGCGAGCGGGTTCCTCACCAAGATCGAGAACCGCCTCTACAAGGAGGCGTTCGACGGCCTGTCGCCGAAGCAAAAGAACGCGCTGCTCGGCGTGCTCAAGAAGGCCGAGGAGGAGGACAAGCGCCGGGCGTTCGAGTTCCTCTCGAACATCGACGACTTTGCAGGCAAGTCGACGACCAACCCCGATGTCGCTCGCGGCCTGAGCGACTACCGCGACATGGTGCCGCGCGACTGGCGCGACGAGTACGAGGGCGAGAAGAAGAAGCGCAAGGCGAGCGAGCCCCAAAAGCCCACGGCGTCGAGCGATCCGGAGGACTTCGAGGACGACCTCATGCTCTACGCGAGCGAGGCTGGGCTCGACCCCGACGCCATCCGCCCGCTCGTGAGGCGCGAGAGCGGCGGCGATCCGAAGGCCGTCAACAAGGACAGCGGCGCCACCGGCATCATCCAATTCCTCAACGACGACATCGCGGGCAGCGTGGGCACGAGCCTCGAAGCCTTGAAGGGCATGAGCGCGCAGGAGCAGCTGCCCTACGCGATCGAGTACTTCAAGACGCGCGGCATCAACGAAAGCAGCACGCCCGACGACTACGCGATGGCGGTCGCGGCACCGGGCTACATGGGCAGGAGCGATGACACGGTCATCGAGGAGTACAAGAAGGGCTCCGACGCTTGGACTCAAAACCCCGGCTGGCGCCCGCCCGGCGGTGGCGACATCACGGTCGGCAGCATCAAGGCGTACTACCGCAAGGGCCGCAAGGGTGGCGGCGAGAGCAAGGCGGCGGGGCTGCCGGAGCCGAAGACCGCGGCCGAGCGTGAGCTCTACGAAGCGATGAAAGGCAAGCGCTGATGCCGGGCCTGACTGCGGAGCTCTATCAGAAGTACAAGCCGATCTTTCGGACGGGCAAGCCCGCCGACATGTCGGACGAGTACTACATGGCACTCGGCGAATCGATCACCGAGTACGAGAACGAGCACCTGAACAAGGTGATGGCGCCGGAGGTCGCGGCGAACCAACAGGCCCTCGCTGCCGAGGACGAAGAGCCCGAGCTCACGCTCTCGCCCGAACGGGTGCCGGCGGAGCTCCAGGCGCCGGAGCAGCCGATGCTCTCGATGAAGCCTGACTTTTCGCTCCTGCCGCAGGCCCTGTCCGTCCAGCCCGCGACCACTCGCCCCGAGGGGGACGAGGCGGAGGTGCACGACTGGCAGGTCGACCCCGTCGGGGCGTCCAAGGGCAAGGTGTTCGTGTACGACGTGCCGCTCGACACGGCGAAGAAGGACCTGCTCGAGCACCCCGAGAAGCTCCGCGCGCTCTACCCCGACTTGCTCGCCGAGAACCCGCTCGCCATCACGCCGCAGCAGATCCTCGAGATGGAGCACGGCAGCGACATCCTCGAGGACTACCAGCAGATGACCTGGCGCGACACGGCCAACGCGGCCGCCGGCGCCGGCAAGACGGCGATCCGCTACGCCAAGGCGCCCTGGCTCCAGGCAGGCGCCAAGGGCGGAGGCGTCCTCGACCAGCTCGCGCTCAAGCTCGAGGGCGGCGTGCAGCCCTACGGCGAAGCCACCCACGCCTTCGTCATGGGCATCGACGACACGTCCCAGTTCGGGGCCGGTCGCGCCGCGACGGAGGCGGCCGAGCTCGAGATGGATCCGCTCAACCCGTTCGGCTCCGAACGCGTCGGCGGCATCACGGCGACGAGTGCGGTCGAGCGCAACGCGCTCGCCGAGAGCGAGCACCCGAACCTGCATCTCGGCGGGCAGGCGCTCGGGGCACTCACGGGCTGGGGCGCGAGTAACTTCCTCTTCGGCCAGATCCTCCGAGGCGGGCGCGCAGCGGCGGGCGCACTCGGCGGCGGGCTCGCGTCCCGCGTGGCCACGGGTGCCGTCGCGGGCACGGCGGCGGCTGCCGCGCAGTCGGCGGGCAATGACCTCGTGGACGTCGGCGCCAACGCCATCAACCCCGAGGTCGACGCCCCCGCGCTCGAGGACATCCCGGGGCGAGCGGGTGAGACGGCACTCGCGGGCGCCCCGCTCGCGGCGGGTGGCGCGCTCGTGGGTGAAGCGGCGCTCGCGAAGGCGGGCCGCCCCGCTCAGCGCGGCCAGCCCCCGCCCGCTCCCGCTCCGGGCGAATCGAGCAGCATCCGGTGGGGCAACCGCTACGACGGGGCCGTCGGGCAGCTCGAGCGCGACCTCGGCAAGGACTTCGAGGTGAGCACGGTGGGCGGCCCCCGCTCGAAGCGCATCGAGGAGGCGAAGGTCGCGGCGCGCAAGGCTGACCAGCAGCCGGGCGACATGATGGCGAACGAGATCGCTGGGCCCATCGCCAAGGTGCTCGACGAGGACGTCAAGGGCGTGCTCGAGACCGTGAGCCGTAACCGCGACGAGTTCATCCGCAGCCCCGAGGGGCAGGAGCCCATCCCGGTCCGGAACTTCCTCACCGAGGCCGTCAAGGAACTGCGCGCCGACATGCAGGCCGCGGGCAAGCAGAAGGTCCCGAAGGCGGTCGGCAAGAAGGACTCGGGGGGCGAGCTCGTCGACTTCGTCAATACCCAGATCGACCACGTCTCGCTCGAGCCCGTGGAAGGCGCGATCGCGCTCAGCCCCGAGGAGGCCCAAGCGTTCCTCGGGCGAGACCGACACAAGGAGCTGCTCCGCGCCCAGCCCGTCAAGGCGCCGCCGGGCGGGCCGCGCCAGCCGTTCGCTCCTGCCGACCGGGGCACGCTCGAGGCGCACCGCACGGTCAACGTCCGGGGCGAGCCGCCCGGGCCGCCGCCGCTCGTCGAAAAGCCCGCCATCCCGGGGCCTGGGCGCTTCCAAGCGCCCGAGGGCGTGCTCGGGGAGCCGCTCCCGACACGGGGGCCCTCGCCTGGGCCCGCCGAGCCCGCGCTCATCGAGCCGCCGGTGCCGAGTCGCCCGAGCACCAGCATCAACGCGTCCGAGCCCCGGCAGAGCCCGGAGCGCCCGGCAGCGACCCCGTCGGCCGCCGGCGCCATGAGCGAGGGCAAGGCGCCCGAGGCCGCGCCCGCGCCGGGGCGGGCCGCCGCGTCCCGGGGGACGCCCCGGGAGAAGCTGCCGCGGGGCAAGAACCTCTCCGACACCCTACGCAAGCGCGGCGTCGAGACGGTCTACATCGTGCCGCGCGCGTACGACGCCGAGCACACCGAGACGCTGCTCGACAAGATCGCGGCCGAGCAGAAGAAGGGCAACCGGGATCTGACCAAGCTCGACAAGGCGGCCCGGGTCGACCGCGACGCTCGGAAGCTCGGCGGCAAGGCGGGGGGCTGGTCGCAGCTGCAGAACCAGCACAGCGAGCTCATCGAGAAGAGCAAACGCGCCGAGGAGCTCGGGGCCCCAGGCGGCAGCGCCTTCAAGGTGCTCACGGGCTACGGCAAGGAGAAGCCGGGCGAGCTCTTGCGCACCGACGTGCTCCGGGACGCGGCCGACCGCGCCGGGGTGCGCGAGCACCTCGACCGCATCCGCTCGCTCGAGCGCTACGACCAGCTGCGCGGGCAGACGCACCTCGAGCGCGCCTCGGGGGACACCCGGACGGGCGCGTTCACGCGTGCGGCCGAGCTGTCGAGCGTGCGGCTCCTACCGATGCTCGACACGCTCTCGGGGCTCGGGGGCGGGCTCGGGCGCGCGAGCAACCTGCGCCGCGACGCGGACGCCGAGGCGCGCAAGAAGAAGAAGCTCGAGGAGAAGCGATGACTATGAACGGCCAAACCATCATCAACTACGCGGCGGGGCTCCCGACCGTGACGGGCACGGTCACCCTGTTCAACTCCGTCACGGCGTTCCCGCCGGGCGGCAGCCTGCACCTGCTCGGGCAGCAGTGGTTCCAGTACTCGCTCCGCACCGCGAGCGATGGCGGCACGGCGACCGGCACCATCGTCGGCAGCTACTCGACGGACAAGGGCGTGACCTGGCTGCCGTTCTACACGAGGGCGACGACCGACGCCGACGACGACAACGCGGCCGCGGTCGGCGACGTGTTCACGGACGAGGTCTACATCGGCATCTACAAGGACGTGCGCTTCCAGTACACGAACGCGGTGGAGGTGCTGACGGTGTTCGACGCGCAGCTCTCGCTCAATGGCCACAAGGCGACGAGCAAGATCCCGGATGCCGCGCTCCTGGTCGACAACCCCTGATCCACGATGGCGTGCGATGACCGGCAGCTCAGCGAAGCGCAGCGGGTAGCGGGCTACCAGAACCAGCGCACGGGCGTGATGCAGGCGGTGCGACCCTTCAGTGGGTCGCCGACGCTACCGAACCTGCTCGACTACATCAACCGCGAGCTCTACCCCGCGGTCAAGCGCACGCGGGACAAGGTCAACGACGTCTATCTCCAGACGACGGACAACGCCCCGAGCGGCAACCCCCTCACCTACTACTTCTCGACCGAGACCGCCAACGCCGATCCGACGACGGGGCGCGTGCGGCTCGACGCCGCGCCCCAGGACACGGCGACGACGCTGCGGGTCTCGCAGACCAACGGGCGCCTGGTCGACGTCGCCCCCTGGCTCGACGTCATGGCGGGCAGCTCGACGACGCCGCTCGGGGTCGTGACGGTCACCGACGCCATCAACCCGGCGCGCTTTCTCCGCTTCGATCTGCACACGATGGTCGATCAGGGGGCCTACTGGGATCTGGGCGTCACGATCATCGAGTCGAGCCACGACAACCCCTTCGTCGACGATGGGCCGATCGCGATCGGGTTCATGCCGGGGGTCGCGAGCACGGGCACGACGGTGCCACCCGGCTCGCTCTCGCCCATCGGGGCCAACACCGTCATCGGCAACCCGACGGCGAGCACGGCCCCGCCCGTCGAGATCGCGATCGCCGACTTCAGCGTGCTCGGCCGCGCCGGCATCGCGGGCACCGGCAACATCGAGTCGATTCAGGTGCCGGGCACGGGCACGCTCACGGGCGAGAGCGTGTTTCTCCGGTCGAGCTCCATTCGCGGCCACATCCAGTGGCGCAACTGGACGCTCGTCGACATGCCGCTCATGACCGACAGCCGCTTCGTCGGCAACGTGTCGGGGGCGACGAGTCGACCCGCCTACACGTCGTTTGGCGACTTGAGCAGTAACTCGGTCACGTTCGAGTTCACGGGCAAGACCTTCATCCGCGAGGCCCTGTCGGGCGACGTCGTCGCGCTGCAAAACGACAACGTCACGACGATCCAGCCGAACGTCGTCTCCGACACGAAGCTGCGCGACAGTGGCGCGCTCAGTGTCATCGGGCGCGCCGCCAACAGCACGGGCGATCCGGCGGACATATCGGCCGTCGCCGCGAGCGGCGCCGTGCTCCGAGAGAGCGGCAGCACGCTCGGCTTCGGGACCATCGCCACGGCCGGGCTCGCCGACGACAGCGTCACGAACGCGAAGCTCCGAAACTCGGCGGCGCTCAGCGTCATCGGCAGGAGCGCCAACAGCACGGGGGATCCTGCCGACATCTCGACCTCGAGCGGCAGCAATGCCGTGCTCCGAGAGAGCGGGGGCACGCTCGGGTTTGGCACCATCGTGCCCGGCGCGATTGGGGCGGCCAACGTCCTGAACCTCGGGACCGTCGCCGTCAGCATCAACGACCAGGCGCGCGCGAGCGACGAGCGCATCATCATCGGGGACCCGTCCGCGAACGTTTCGCTCACGGGCGTCGCCGCCGGCCGAGACGGGGATCTGCTCGTCTTCCGCAAGGTCGGCAATAGCAACATGATCGACCTGCCGCACGAGTCGGCGAGCTCGGCGGCGGCCAACCGTTGGCGCGTGAGCGATGGCGTCACGCTGCGGATGCAGCGCGCGGACGAGACGGCGGTGGCGCTCTACGAGAATTCCCGCTGGAACCTCATCGGCCCGACGGCGCCGTTCTGCAACACGCCGAGCAATGTCTCGGGCGACCACATCGTGCACGATGGGCTCGAATGGGTGATCCGCAACGTCGACGGCGACAAGGGCGACATCACCGTCTCGACGCTCGGCACGGTGTTCACCATCGACAACGACGTCGTCTCCGACGCCAAGCTTCGAAACTCCGCCGCGCTCAGCGTCATCGGCCGCTCGGCAAACTCGACGGGGGATCCTGCCGACATCGCGGCCGCCAACGATGGCGAGGTCCTGCGCCGGAGCGGTACCACGCTCGGGTTCGGCACGGTTGCGACCGCGGGCCTCACCGACGACAGCGTGACGGACGGCAAGCTCCGTAACTCCGCCGCCCTGTCCGTCATCGGGCGCGCCGCCAACAGCACGGGCGATCCGGCCGACATCAGCGCGGTCGCGGCCAGTGGCGCCGTGCTGCGCGAGAGCGGCAGCACGCTCGGCTTTGGCACGATTGCTACGGCCGGCATTGCCGACGCGGCCGTGACGCTCGCGAAGATGGCCAACCTCGCCGACTCGACCATCATCGGCCGAGCCAAAGGCGCCGGCACGGGGGTGCCCACGGCCCTCACCGGATTCCAGGCGCTCGCGATGCTCCGCATCACGGACGCGGTCGACACGACGACGACCGGCGTGCAGACGAGCTACCCGACGACGGCCAACACTTACCTTCGCATCAACACGCCCTCCACGCTGCTCGACATCCAGGGCATGACGGCGCCGAGCCCGTCGAACAGCTTTTTCATCATTCAGATCGACAGGCTCAAGGCCGGCGGCGCCGGCAGCGTGGTCTTCCGGCACGAGAACGCCGGGGCGACCGGGCTGCGCCTGAACTGCCCAGGCAACGTCGATCTGTTCCCGAAGCCCGGCGACGTCATCTTTTGCGTCGACCACAACAACCGCTGGGTGCTCAGCTGCCGCACGCTCGTCGACGGCGACAAGGGCGACATCACCGTCTCGTCCTCGGGCGATACCTGGACGATCGACAACGACGTCGTCTCGAACGCCAAGCTCCGTAACTCGGCTGCACTCTCGGTGATTGGCCGGAGCGTCAACAGCTCGGGCGATCCGGCCGACATCGCGACGACGAGCGGCAGCAACGGGGTCCTCGTCGAGAGCGGCGGGACGCTCTCGTTTGGCCTGGTCACGACCAACAACATCCTCGACAACACCATCGCCAACGCCGATCTGCGCCAGAGCGTCGCGCTCTCCGTCGTCGGGCGCACGTTCAATACCACGGGCAACGTCGCCGACATCTCGGCCGTCGCAGCCTCCGACGCCGTGCTCCGAGAGAGCGGCAGCACCATCGCCTTCGGCCAGATCACGACGGGCGGCATCGCCAACGACGCGGTCACCGACGGCAAGCTCCGCAACGGCGGGGCCCTGTCCGTCATCGGCAGGAGCGCCAACAGCACGGGTGACGTGGCCGACATCAGCGCGTCGGCCGCCTCCGACGCCGTGCTCCGAGAGAGCGGCTCGGTCCTCGGGTTCGGCACGATTGCGACGGGTGGCATCGCCAACAATGCCGTCACCGACGCCAAGCTCCGGCAGAGCGCGGCGCTGTCGGTCGTGGGCCGCTCGGCAAACTCCACGGGCAACGTCGCCGATATCGCCGCCGCCAACGACGGCGAGGTCCTGCGGCGGAGCGGTACCGCGCTCGGGTTCGGGACGATTGCGACGGCGGGCATCACGGACGCGGCCGTGACACTCGCCAAGATGGCGAACCTCGCGCAGTCGACCATCATCGGGCGCGCCGAGAGCGCCGGCACGGGCGTGCCCACGGCGCTCAATTCCACGCAGGTCGTCGCCATCATCGATGGCGAGCCCATCAGCTGGTTGAACGATCACGTGTTCACCGGCAACAGCACGCGGGTGACCGGCATGTTCCGCCTCGACGGCATCCTGTCGAGTAGCGAGGGCTCGTCGGTCGACGAAAAGGTCATCGGCGCCATCAACGTCTGGCGGCTCAACCCGACGATCAGCCCCCTATTGCTCAACGGCATGCGCGCCGGGGGCGACAGCCAGCTCGTGCTCGTCACGAACACGAGCACCACGAACAACATCCAAGTGACCGACGAGGGCTCGACGGTCGCCGCGGCCCGCTTCGCGCTCGGCACGACCAGCATCCTCATCGAGCCGCTCCGGGGCTATGTTTTCTGGTATGACGGCACCGACTCTCGATGGAAGGGCATCGGCAACTACCCGACATGAAAGCCGTCGTCATCACCCCCGCCTATCGGCACACCCACCGCTGGCTCGAAGCCGCCGTCCGCAAGTCGGGGCTCGACTGGCTGCCGCTCTACGAGCACAGCGACTTGCCGCGCGTGCGCTCGATCCTCATCACCGAGGCGCTGCGCAAGGGTGCCGACCGGGTGATCCTGTGCGACGCGGACACGGTCCCGCTCGACGGCGCGCTCGAGGCGTTCGTGGAATCGACGGCGATTGCCCCGAAGGGCGTCGCGCTCTGGGGCCTGTACCCGTTGCGTGACGGCAAGCGCTGGAACGTGGAGCCGAAGGACGCGGTCGCGGCGCTCGAAGCCATCCGGGGCGGCAAACGCTTCGCGATCCGGAGCGGGGGGCTCGGGCTTTGCTGCATCCACCGTGCGAGTCTCGAGCGGGTCGCCGAGACGCTCCCGACCGTGACCGAAGCGACGGGCGCCTCCTGGGCGCCGTTCTGCGTGCCGTTCGTGCGGGGCAGCGAGTACTTCGGCGACGACGGATCGCTCTGCGCCCGGCTCGAGGAGACGGGCACCCCGCTCGTCTGCGATCCGAAGATCCGCGCCGGACACGTGGCGAGCGTGATGTTCACGGAGATTCAGAGCTGAAAGGACCCCATGGCCAACGCCCGACGCCGCCGCACCCAAGGCACCACCGACGACGACTTCGACATGCTGCTGTCGGTCGCGCTCAATCAGCTCCTGCCCGCGCGCCACATCGGCCCGACCGACTCGTGGTACTTCCGGGTCGAGGGCTCGGGCCCCGACGCCCAGCTCATCATCACCCGCTCGCGAGCGATCGTGACCATTCCCGATCCGGACTCGTGAGCGTCACTCGGGCGCGAGCCTGCCGCAGGCGAGTCTGCCGCAGACGCTCTCGAGCGCCGGCGCATCGATGACGTCGCGGCGGCGCTTGGCTCCCGAGAGCACTCCGTCGCCCTCGGTGTGGTCGCCGCCGAGGGCGTGCCCGAGCTCGTGCAGCACCGTGCTCGCGCGCTGGCGGGCGCCGAGGCGCATGAGGACGAGCACCTCGTCGCGCGCCTCGCTGGTCGCCCCGGGCGCCTCCGATCCATCGGGACGAGGGATGCTCGCGGCGAGGCGAACCGCCACGGTGCCGACTGCCCCGGGCGAGGCGATCTGCACCTCGCACCCGGTCGCCGCGCTCCAGCGTTCGGCGGCGTGCTCGACATCGGCTTCGAGCGCCTCGTCCACCGCGAGCGACACGGAGCAGCCCGCGTCGGCTTCACGAGCAACCCCCGCGATTAGACTCTGCCCCGGGGCGCCGTCGGAGGCGGAGGGGGGGACAACGCTGCCGTCACACCCCGGGGCGAGCAAGACTCCAATACAGAGCGCAGCGGCGCGCGTCGAGAAAAAAGTTCGTGCCCCCATCACCCCCACGGAACGGCCGAGAAACACCATCCTTTAGCATTTCACGTGCAACACCTCGGTGCAACACTCCCCCTTCGGCACAACGACGCCGGATGCCCCCGTGCGCCCCACATAGGAGCGCCGCCCCGCTCTACGGGTAGACCCGGCGGATACGCGGCGCAAAGAGCTGCGCCCCCTGATCGGCCTGCACCGGGGGCTCGTGCGCGCGGAAAGGATTGGATACCGCAGCCTGACAACGATTGTCCGATCGTCGCCCTCGGTCCCGGCTCACCCCGGGCGGCCCGTCACACCGAAGTGATGACCCGATCGCCTCCTAGCCTGGGTCCGGCGGGGGCGGCTGTCAACTTTGACCGCTGTCCACCCGTGCGGTACGGTTGGGGGCAGGAGGCCCCATGCGCCCGTTCGCGGACTTCGCCATCGGCTCCGTCGTCAGCGTCACCGTGTTCCTGCTCGCGCTCGGCCTCACCCAGGTGAGCGGCTGCGGCGCCGCCGCACGCCTCCCCGCGCTCGTCGAGTGCAAGCTGGCCGCGCTGCGCGTCTTGCCCGACGACCCCATGGAGGCGACCGCCTACGACGCGGTCGACGTCATCCTGCGCCTTCAGGACTGCCATCGAGAAGCAGCGGGCGACGGGGGCTCACCATGACGGACGAGTTCGGACGGCGCCGCCCGCCGCTGCGCCCGCCCGGGCCGCCGCGTGCCGCGAACGACGACGAGGTCGTCGACATCCCGGCGCCGCGCCCGCGCGCGCAGCCCCCGCGCGAGCCGTTCAAGAACCTGGTCGATGGCGGCCCGGGCTCGACCATCGGCGAGGTCCTCCGAATCCAGCAGAAGATGGCGCTCCAGCTCGACGGCTTCGGGGTCGCCATGAACAGCCGCTTCGACCTCTTCCACGAGGAGCTCGCGATGCTGCGGCAGGTGGTGACGGTCAACCACGCGCCACGCATCGAGGCGGTCGAAAAGACGATCGGGCAGAAGGTTGCCCGGGGCGGTGGCATCGCGGGCATCATCATCGTGGCGCTGCCGCTCTTGAGCGAAGTGCTGCCCAAGTGGGCAACCGTGTTCGAGAGCATCGCCGAGTACCTGCGATGACGCGCTACCTCGACGTCTGCCGCTTCGGGACCCTGAGCGAGTACCACCGGGCCAGCTTGACGCCGGGCCTGCAGCGGCTCGCACTCGAAGCCATCCGCCGCACGCCGCGTCATCTCGACTGGGCGATCACGTGCGGGCATCGCAACCAGGTCGACCAGGATAAAGCCGTGCGCGATGGCGCGAGCAAGAAGCCGTGGCCGCTGAGCAAGCACAACAGCCTGCCCTCCCGCGCGTTCGATGTCCGCCCTGCGGGGAAATTCGAGCCGAAGGACTGGAACGACCGGCTGCGGTTCTCGCGCATCATCGGCTTCATCGAGTGCGTCGCGTTCGACATCGACGTGCCCGTCCGGCTCGGCATAGACTTCTCGGGTGACGGCCGCAGCATCGACGAGACGTTCATCGACATCCCGCACATCGAGGAAGCGTGAAGCGCCTACCCATCCTGGTCGTGCTCCGGGTCATCGATACGGGCTTCGCCGTGGCGGAGTTCATCTCGGGCTTGTTCCAGAAGAAGAAGGCAAAGCCGTTCGAGCTCGAGCGCCGCGCGCGCGCCGAGGCAAAGACGGTGGTCCTGCCGCGGCCGCCGCGGGACCGCTGAGCCAGGCGGAGGAGTACCTCGATCGCGCGCTCCGGATGGTGCCGCTCGACGGCTGGGATCTCACGCGCGAGTATGTGTTTCACCCGGAGCGCAAGTGGCGCTTCGACTTTGCGTTTCCATCGGTCAAGCTGGCGATCGAGATCCAGGGACGGGGCAAGCACCAGACGATCGCGGGAGTGAGGGCCGATTGCGAAAAGCACAACGAAGCACTCCGGCTTGGCTGGAGAGTGCTGTGGTTCCCAGCCACCGACAAGAAGCAGGCGCTCGAGTGGGCGCGGCTCATCCGGGAGGTGCTCTGCTCACTCCCGAGCTCACCGAGCGGCTGAAGCGCATCGCGGAAAAGGAAAAGCGTCCCGTAGCCGAGGTGCTAGGGGACGCCGTCCAAGAGTACTGGGTTCGGTACGCGTGTCGCGAGAAGCTCACTCCGGGCGAGTGGTGACGAAGCGGAGCGGCACCTCTTGCTCGGGCAGCGGCTTATTCGTTTGGCTCCAGCTGACCTCGAACCGGAGCGGGTTCGCCGCGCTCACGTAGAAGGTTTCCCCCGACTCGCTCGCGACGGTGTCGGTGACATAGAGCTCGACCCGAGCGCCCTCGGGGAACGTGAACGTCTGCTTGATGAAGTCGAGCAGATCGCGCTCGGTGAGCTGCCCCTTGACCATGGTGTGCGTGCTGGTGGTGGACTGGATCTTCATGCTGCTACTCCGATCGTGTTGATGATGTCCCCGGTCATCTCTTCGGGGCAGTAGAGGCCAAGGCATGCGGCGGGGTAGACTTCGCGCGCGAGCTTACTGCCGGCGGTTTTCGTGAGCATCTCCTTAGGGCGCTTCTCCCAATTACCGGGGTTGCCCCAGCGGTCCTTCTTCCAATACTCGGGCACCTCGCGCGCCTCCTCGATCGTGTATTGGAAGCGGCGCGCGGTCGGGTGCTTCTTGTGCTTGGTGACCCAGGTCGCCTGGGTCGCGTCGCTGCTCTCGCAGTAGAAGTATTCGCAGTTCGGGTCGCGCTCGGCGAGGCTCCGGATGAGGTCGGCGCTCGGCGAGAGCTTGCCCTCCATCGGGTGAAACCCCGCGAGCGCGGTGCCGAGCTTGATGCCGAGCTCTTTCGCCCGGAGCATGCACGTGAACACCTTCTCGGGGGTGTCGTAGCCCTTGTAGAGCGTGCTCTTGGCGATCCAGTTCGCCTCCGTCCAGGCAGCGCGGAGGTCGAGCGGGTCGAGGCTCTGGGTCGTGAGCCCATAGCGCTCGGCCGAGAGCTGGAGCGCCTGCGCCGACACCTCCTCGTTCGAGCGCGGCGCGGCCTTGACGAGCCCCGGGCCCCGCGCCTCGGGCGCCGGCGCCGGCACGGCGACGGGCCGCGTCGGGTGGCGCTCGGCCTCGAACTTCTCGCTCTCGCGCCGCTCCTCGCTGTCCTTCTGGTAGTCGCTCTCGGGCAAGTCCGCGTGGCGGTTCGCCTTCACGGCCTCGCGCTCGGCGGCCGCCTTGCGCAGCGTCTCGTCTGCCTTCGGATCCTTGCCGATGATGGGCTGGGCCTTGGGCGTGGCGGGCGGCGCGACCTCGCCGTCGTGCTTCTGCCGGGTGAGCTCACGCGCGAGTGTGTCGGCGTGCGGCCCCGCCGACGGAGCGAAGCCCTGCGTGCCCCAGGCGGGCTGACCCTCGGGCGGCGTGCCCCGGTACGGGTCGCGCTCGGCCCGGAGCCGGGCGAGCTCGGCGTCGATCTCCTCGGCCGTCATCCGGGGGCTACCGCTCCGGGTGACGAGCGGCGGTGCCTCGACCGTGACGGGGGTCGTGTTGCCCACGAACCCGTCGAGCTCGACCCCGCTCGGGATGTCCGCCTCGTGGGGCTCGGTCTGCTTCGGCTCG